ATGAGCGGCCATCAGCACCGGCTCGCCTGCGGCTGCGTCATCCTCGCCGGCGGCTACGAGCCGTTGGAGATCCGCTGGTGTCGCACGCACCTCGTCGCGCCGGAGCTCCTGAAGGCGCTGAAGGGGATGCTCGAAATGTTCCGGCCCGAGGGTCACCAGTCGCGGGCATGTGACGCGGCCGATGCCGCGATTGCCAAGGCCGAGGGCCCGGCGGTGCCGGTCCCCGGGCCGGCGGGCCGCCCCGACTGGACGAGGAAGTGTCAGACCTGCGGCGCCACGCCCATCGTTCCCGAGACGGGCCTCTGCGGACCCTGCACGTTCGGCGAAGCCGGGACGGCGGGAGGGAATTGGTAATGGCCCTCCCCGAGAAGATCCGCGAGTACGTCCTGATCGACTGGTCCGCGCGGTCGGTCGCCTGCGTGACCCACGACGCGCGGCTCATGGTCTCGGTGCGGGGGATCTACCAGGAGAAGGGCATCGAGCTCGACCTGGTCAACGCGATCTCCTCGAGGCGCGTCCCCGCCGTCGGCCAGCTCGAGACCCGCTGCTTCGGCTGCCCGACCCCCCACACCATCAGCGTCGAGGCCACCGACGACGGATCCTCCCGCATGGTCGAGGGGATCTGCGAGACGGCCGCGGCCTGCTACGAGCGCGACAAGCGCGAGCAAGGAAGGGAAACCCGATGACCGACCGCATCGAAGTCCACCAGTCCCAGCTCGCCAAGTTCGAGCTCTGCGGGGAAGCCTACCGCCGGCACTACGTCGAGCGCGAGCCGGACCTGCCGGGCACGGCCGCGCTCCGCGGATCCGGCGTCCACGGCGCCGCCCAGGTCAACCACCGGCAGAAGAAGAAGTCCGGCGTCGACCTCCCGAAGAAGGACCTTATCGACGCGGCGGTGGCCAGCTTCGAGGAGAAGAAGTCCAAGGAGGGGTTCCGCCTCACGCCCGACGAGCAGAGCATCGGCCTCAAGCCGACCATCGCGCGGACGCTCGATTCGGTCACCGCGCTCACGGGCCTCTACGCCGACAAGGTCGCGCCCACCATCCAGCCGGATCTCGTCGAGGAGAAGATCATCGTCGAGCTGCCGAACGTCGCGGTCGACCTCGCCGGCACGATCGACGTCTCGACGGTGCAGGGGCGCCTCAAGGATTTCAAGACTTCGGCCCGCTCGAAGAGCCAGAAGGACGCGGACGAGTCGAACCAGCTCACCCTCTACGAATACCTCTACGAGAAGAAGACGGGGAAGAAGCCGACCGGCATCGACCTCGACGTGCTCGTGGATCTCAAGTCCGGACCGAAGCACCAGGTCCTCTCGACGACCCGCACGGAGGCGGACCGCCGCGCCCTCTTCAACCGGATCAACGTGATGATCCGCGCGCGCCAGGCGGGGATCTACGCCCCCGCCGGCGTCGGGTCGTGGATCTGCTCCCCGAAGTGGTGCGGCTACTGGGACACATGCCCTTACGTGAACAGTCAGCGGATGGCCGCTGCGGCGAAGGGCGAGGAATAGGAAAGGAGACGGCGATGGCGAACGACCGCGGAGGACCGGCAATCAGGGAACCCGAGCCCATGCCGGGATCAGAGCCCCTCGGGGTGCCCGCTGAGCTGCTCGAACGGGGACGGTCCCTGATGAAGTCTGGGACGCCGTTCGTGACGGCGATCACGGTGCAGAGGCCCCGCGACCTCGACAAGATCGTGAAGGCGATCGAGCGCGAGGCCGAGTATGCGGGGGACAGTTTCTACTACAACTGGTCCGCCGGAGGCCAGCGCATCGAGGGGCCGTCCATCGGCCTCGCGAACAGCCTCGCCCGGGAGTGGACGAACGCCGCGCTCACTGTGGAGCTGAGCGAGACGGACGAGGCCTTCTACATCACGCCCAGGTTCATCGACCTCGAGAAGGGATTCCAGACCGAGCGCGTCTTCCGGCAGCGGAAGAACGCGGTCCAGGGCAAGTACGACCCGGACCGCAAGCTCGACATGGCCCTCCAGATCGGCCAGTCGAAGGCGATCCGAAACGTCGTCGTGAACGCCGTGCCGCGCTGGCTTGTCGAACGCGCAATCGAGAAGGCGAAGGACGCGGTCCAGAGGGGTATTGACCCGAAGAAGCTCGACGAGTTCAAGACGCAGATCGAGGCCTACTTCAAGACGAGGGGCGTGACGGCCGAGCAGCTCGTCGCCAAGGCCGGCAAGCCGATGGCCGAGTGGACCACGCGCGACGTCGCGGACTTCCGCGGCGACAAGAAGGCCCTCGAGAACGGCGAGGTCACCGTCGCCGAGCTCTTCCCGCCGGCCGAACCGAAGGCTCCGGTCGGTCCCGTCAACGACGCGACCACGGCCGCCGGCACGCTCAAGGCCGAGACCACGCGCGAGCCCGGATCCGACGAGGGCGAGGATCCTCCCATGACCATGACCCCGGAGGAGATCGCTCGAATCAAGGAACGCGAGATCGCCGAGTCGAAGGGCCAGGCACCGCCCGCCGGCGGCGCCGCCAAGCCCGGGGCGGACAAGCCCTCCAAAGGCGGGTCCACCCTGTTCGGTCGGTAGTCGTCCGACCGCAAACGCGGGGGGCCTCCGAAGCGGGGGCCTCCCGGTGAACGGTTGCATGACGGAATGGAGGAGCAGATGCGGATTTCGACGAAGGGAATGAAGGGCCACGACATCGACCTCGAGCTGGAACGGCTCACCGTCCTGACGGGCCCGAACGAAAGCGGGAAGTCCACGGCGGCCGAAGCGGTGAGGTTCGCCGCGATCGGGTACGTGCCGGCGCTGGGCAAGCGGCCAGCCGACACCGCGGCGCTCGTGCGCGACGGGTCGATGTCGGTGCGGCTGGCGATCGACGAGTCGCGCACCATCCTCCGGACGCTCGACCGCACGGAGCGCGGGTTCGTCCAGGGGGCGCAGGCCTCGTGGCTCAAGAGCGCCAAGACCACGACGACGGAAGCCTCGGAGGAGATCCGCGGACTCTTCGGCGCCGAGGAGCTCGACGTCGCCGAATGCCTCGACATCCGTCAACTCCTCGCGGCCACACCGAACCAGCGGGCCGCACGGATCGAGCAGCTCCTCGCGGCCGGCCAGAAGTCCCCGCGGGACCTGGCCGTCGCCGTGGCCCGGTGGATCGCCATGCGCCTGGCCGACGTGAAGGACGAAAGTCGGATGCCCAAGGACTACACCAAGGCCCTCGAAATGGCGCCGGAGAAGCAGGTCAAGATCCTCGACGAGGTCGGCGACGATCTCCTCGCCAAGATCACCGCGACGGGGATCATCGGGGCCCTGACCTGGGCGAACGACGAGAAGAACCGCGCGGCGGATGGACTCCGGAAGAAGCAGGCCGCCGAGAGCGAGCTCCGGATCCGCGCGGCCGAGATCCCCGAACCGAGCCAGGCCGAGATCGACCGGCTCGAGGCGGACCGCGTCACCATCCATCAGGACCTCGGGGCCGCACGCGAACGTGGCGCCGCCGCGAAGCGGGCTGAGGATGCCCGCGCGGCCGCGCAGAGAGAGTTCGACTCGTCGCAGCTCCAACTCGCGGACGCCAAGACGATCCGCGCCGGCGTCGAGGAGCGGGTCAAGCAGCTCGAGGACCTCAAGGCGCAGCTGGCCCACGCGAACAGGGCGCTCGACGAAGCCAACCAGGCGCCGCCGCAGCAGCCGTCCGACAACGAGGCCCAGGAGCTCGACAAGAGGGCGCAGGACCTGAACGCCCAGCTCGCGGACCTCACCCCGTCCTTCGCCGGCGTCCCCGACGTCGCCGGACAGGAAGCGCGGGTCGCCTCCCTCGAGGAACACATCGAGGCACTGGCGAAGTCGCCCTGGTCGGAGATCAAGAAGATCGGCCAGCGGCTGTCGAAGTCCAAGGTCGACGGCGTGAAGGCAGACGGGGCGCGCCTGGTGGAGCTCGCCGCGGCCGCGCTAAAGGACGAGCCCGACCACCTCGATGACATGCTGGCCACTGCGAAGGCCGCGCTCGTCGACTTCAAAGCCCGCGCCGCGGAGATCTCGAAGTCAAACGTCGACAAGGTCGAGAAGGCCAAGCGGATCCGCGAGGAGATCTCCGGCCTCCAGTCCCGGTCGCGCAAGTCCCGCGAGGACCGCCGGCAGAAGTTCGAGACGGAGCACGAGGGCTGGCGGCAGCGCGTCCGCGAGCTCACCGGCCACAAGGTCGGCATCGTCGATCGCATCAAGGAGATCGAGGAGCAGGACCGCCGCACCCTAGGCGTCCTCGAGCGCGCCGCCGTTGCCGTGCAGTCCGGAGGCAAGCGCCTGGCCGACATCCTCGCGCAGGAACCGCCCGCGGCCGCGACGGGGTTCGAGGACCTGAAGAAGAAGCTCGACGAGACCGTGGCCCGGCTCAACACCCTCGCGCACGCGAAGGCGACCCACTCCGAGATCCGCCACGTACTCGACTCCATAGAGACCGCGAAGGCCGAGCACGCCGTGTTCTCGGCGATCGAGTGGGGACTCCAGCGCCAGCGCGAGCGGGAGATCTCCAGCGCCGAGGGGCCGCTCCTCCGGATCTTGAACGAGTTCCTCCAGGCCGCGGGGCGGCAGGAGCGGGCGTTCATCCGCGCGTCGCAGGGCGTGTGCGTGATCGGATGGAAGACCCCTGCCGGCCACGAGGTTCCGATCCAGACGATGTCGGGCGGGGGGTGGACGCTCTTCGCCGCGGGCATGACGGCCGCGGTCGTCCTGATCCGGCCGAGCATCCTCAAGGTCCTGCTCGTCGAGGCCGGCGAGACGAAGGAGATCCTGCCCCAACTCCTCGCCGGCATCCGCGCCATCGCGCCGCCGGAAGAAGCGGGCCACTTCACCGCGATCGTCATGACGCCCCACGTCGACGAGGGCGCCGTGTTCCCCGACTGGAACGTCGTCCGCCTGCAGCACGAGGAGGCGCGGGCGGCCTAGAGACCCGTGCGGGGCTGGATCGCCCCCCTGAGGGCCCGATACCACGCGGGCCCGACGGAAGGTGATCGAGACGGAGAAGGGGCTCTGGCGAGGGGAAGGAAACGAGAGGGGGCCGCGCGTGCGCCGCGGCTCCAAACATTCGGATTGAGGGGCGAACAGTGATGCACGCGGCGAAGGTCGAGAAGAGCGAGCGCCTGAAGCGGGTGCTCCAGCTCCTCCGCTCCCGCGGCTCGAAGGGGGCGACGACGCGGGAGATCATCGAGGCGGCCCAGGTCTGCGCGGTCAACTCCATCATCGCCGAGCTGCGAGCCAACGGCTTCCACATCGAGTGCCGCTTCGAGCAGCGGACCGACCGCGGCGCCGCGATCTATCGCTACACGCTCGTCGAGAAGGCCCAGGGCGAGCTCTTCGGGAGGACCGCATGACGGCGAAGCTGAGGATCTCCGAAGACTTCAATTTGTCGCTCGACATCCTGTGCGAGAAGATTGCCACGCTCGCGCGGACGGGGATGGGGAAGAGCTACACCGGATCCGTCATCGCGGAGGAGCTGCTCAAGCACAAGCAGCAGGTCTGCGTGATCGACCTGACGGACGCCTGGTGGGGGCTGCGATCGTCGGCCGACGGCCTGCGCGCCGGCTTCGAGGTCTACATCTTCGGCGGGCCCCACGGCGACGTGCCGCTCAGCCCCACCAGCGGGGAGCTCATGGCCGACACGATCGTGGATACGGGGATCTCCGCGGTCCTGAGCCTCAAGAGCTTCGAGTCGAACGCGGAGGAGACGCGGTTCGTCGAGGCCTTCACGACGCGGCTCTACCGGAAGAACCGGACCCCGATCCACCTCTTCCTCGACGAGGGCGACCAGTTCGCCCCGCAGAACCCCATGCCGGAAGAGCGCCGCTGCCTCGGCGCCGTCGAGCGGATCTTCAAGCGCGGCCGCATCAACGGGATCGGCGGGACGATCCTTTCCCAGCGCTCGGCCGCGGTGAGCAAGAACGTACTCTCCCAAGCGGGGATCCTGATCGCGGGGCAGACCACCGACAAGCGCGACAAGAAGGCGATCGTCGACTGGGCCGAGGGCAAGGACATCACGGTGGACCAGCTGCAGGAGCTGCTCCAGTCCCTGCCGTCCCTCAAGCGCGGCACCGTGTGGGTCTGCTGGCCGCAGCAGGGAATCTTCCGCCAGGTGAAGATCCGGGAGCGGGAGACCTACGACAGCGGCAAGACCCCGAAGCCCGGCGAGGTCCTCCGCGAGCCCAAGCGCCTGGCGCCGGTCGACCTCGATCGACTGCGTGCCCTGATGTCGGAGACGGTCGAGAAGGCCAAGCGCGAGGACCCCAAGCTCCTCCTGCAGCGGATCCACGAGCTCGAGCTCCAGCTGAAGCGCTCGAAGGCCGTGCCCACGCTCGTCCCGACGCCCGCCTTTCTCAAGCCCGTAAAACCGAAGATCGTCGAGGTCCCGGTCCTGTCGCAGAAGGACCGCGCCACACTCGAGCGGACCGTCGTGCGCCTCACCACCGCGGCCGACGCGCTGGGTGTCGCGGCGCTCCACACGAAGGAGAGCGCGAAGTCGATCGCCACGGCCCTCGCGAAGCGGACCGAGACCCCCACCGTCAACGTCCTCGAGCGCCGCCCCGTCCCGATCCCCGCGCCGCGGCCGCGGATCGTTCCGCCGGCGCCGTCGGAGGCAACCCACGAGGGCAACGGCTCCGAGCTCACGCGGCCGCAACTGAAGATCCTCCAGGCCGCGAAGCGGCTCGAAGGCCTCGGCTTCACGCAGCTGCGCCGCACGTGGGTCGCCCCGATCGCGGACACGACCCACGCCTCGAGCGGCTACGAGAAGAACGTCGGGACGCTCCGGGTCCGGGGCCTCCTCGAGTACGGAGAGCCCAGCTGCTACCGGCTCACCGACGAGGGCCGCGCCCTCGCCGGCGACGTCGCCGCGCTCGACACGCCGGAGATCCTCGAGAAGTGCGTCGCGGCCGTCACGGTGCCGATGGCGAAGCTGGTCCAGGCGCTGGCGAAAGCCTACCCCGAGGACCTGAGCCGAGAGGATCTCGCGCCCCTGGGCGACACGACCGTCGCGTCGAGCGGGTTCGAGAAGAACGTGGGGTCCATCAAGACGGCGGATATGGCGACTTACTCAGGCAAGGGCCGCGTGCGTTGCGCGGACTGGATTTTCGGACAAGGAGGCGGGCGATGACGACGGGCACGGCAGACACGGGCATCCTCGAGGCGAAGGACCAGGCGTACAAGATCCTCCCGCTCGAGAAGATTCGGGAGTCGAAGACGAATCCGCGGAAGACGTTCAACGCGCAGGCCCTCGAGGACCTGGCGAAGAGCGTGAAGGAGAAGGGCATCATCGTCCCGCCGCTCGTGCGGCCGGTCGACGGCCACTTCGAGATCGTCGCCGGGGCGCGCCGGTACCGCGCCGCGAAGAAGGCGGGGCTCTCCGAGATCCCGGTCCTGGTGCGGGAGCTGAGCGACGACCAGGCGCTTGAAGCGCAGGTGATTGAGAACCTGCAGCGCCAGGACGTGCACCCGCTCGAGGAAGGCGAGGGCTACCAGTCGCTCCTCACGACGGGCAGGTACGACGTCGACGGGCTGGCGGCGAAGGTCGGGAAGTCCAGCTCGTACATCTACCAGCGCCTCAAGCTCGCGGAGTTGATCGATCCGGCGAAGAAGGCGTTTCTGGAGGATCGGATCACGGCCGGCCACGCCGTCCTGATCGCGCGCCTGGTCCCCGACGATCAGAAGGCCGCGCTCGGCCGCTGCGTCCACGAGGTCGACGTCGCCGACGGAGATCCCGAGGACTGGGGCCACAAGAAGTCGGCCGCCAAGACGCTCATCACCGTCCGGGATCTGTCGAACTGGATCGAGGGCGAGATCCACACCGACCTCGCGAAGATGCCCTGGGACATGGCGGACGCCGACCTCGTCCCGAAGGCCGGCCCTTGCGCGACCTGCCCGAAACGGACCGGCAACAGCCCCGGCCTTTTCCCCGAGATCCAGAAGGACACGGTCTGCACGGACCGCGCCTGCTTCAAGGACAAGTTCAACGCCTGGATCGACCTGAAGATCAAGGAGCTGAAGGCCCAGGACGACAAGGTCGTCGTGATCTCCGAGGAGCAGTACAACTGGCGGCTGGCGCCGGTCGAGGGCCGCGCCGGGGTGAAGCGACTGGGCGAATGGCATCGAATCGGGAAGAAGAAGTGCCGGAACGCGGGCCTGGGGATCATGTTCGAGGGCGCGAGCCGCGGGAAGATCATCGAGATCTGCACCGCGGCGTCCTGCAGCGTCCACAATCCCAAGCCGACCTATCGCGACTACAGCGGATCCTCGCCGGCCAAGCCCAAGACCCAGGCGCAGATCGAGAAGGAGAAGAAGACCGCCGAGGCTGCGGCGCTCAAGCAGAAGCGGGATGGTGAGCTCCTCACCGCGCTCTACATCGCGGCCGTCGACGCCGGCCCGCCCAAGCTCGAACTCGAGGACCTCCAGCAGCTGGCCATCTACGCGTCGCGCGGAGATCAGCCCCAGGATCTGGCGCGGATCTTCCCGTGGGCCGAGGGCTACGGCCAGCACGACAAGCACATCCTCAAGCTGAAGGAGAAGGACCTCATCCGGTACCTCCGGTGCACGCTCCTGGCCGACTACGACTCGCCCGACGAGAAGCTGGTCCTCGACGCGTGCAAGCGATGGAAGGTCCCCGTCGACAAGATCAAGAAGCAGCTGAAGGCCGCTTGGGAGGCCGCCGACGCCGGCAAGGCCTTCCCCGAACCGACGTGCGGCCGCTGCAAATGCACCGAGCTGAACGCCTGCCCCGGCGGGTGCAGTTGGATCCTCCTCGATCGCGCGACCAACTGCGGGATCTGCTCGAAGTGCGCCACCGACGCGGACTACACGAAGGCCGACAAGCTCAAGGCCAAGCTGGCGAAGAAGACCAAGAAGTAAACCACCGGCTGCAGTCGATTGCAGCGGAGCGGAGGGGGGAACGGTGGCGAGTGAGGGGGCAAAGTGGCCCGAAGTCAGAGATCGAGTCTTCAACTGCCCGGAGTGTCCGGACAAGTTCAAGTCTCCCGAGGAGCTCGGCCCTCACATCGAGCGGCACGCCCCGGTCGGACGGCCGCGGTTCGGCAAGCACGGCCAGGCGCTGACCCGACCCTGCGCGAAGGGATGCGGGCGCCACTTCAGGGGAAAACTGTCGAGCGGCAGCCACGAGCAGAACTGCGACGGATCCGCGCCGATTCCGCGCACCAAGGAGAGCGACTCATGGGAGAGGGGATTCCAAAGAGCCCGCCCTGCCCCGAGTGCTGGGGCCCCTCCGACGCCTGCGGCCGCGACGGCGTCCTCTTCGTCTGGCAGTGCACCACCAACCGCTGCCTCTACCGCTTCGCCACATCGGCCGTCCGAAGTCCGGGAGGGGTCACCCCCCCCCATTGCATACCCGATGCGCGACCGCCGACCGATGGCGACGCTCAACGGCCTGATCCGAAACCCGTACCCGAACCCGAGAGAGAGGAGACGAACGTGGCCAAGAACGAACCCCTGCCCCCGCTCAGCGAGGCCGGCCCCTGCCGGCGCGGATGCGGCCGCCAGTTGGGCGGCGCCGCCGGGCCCCGAGGCAAGCACGAGAAGCACTGCGACGGAACCCCGAAGAGCGAGAAGCCGACGCGGGCCCCGAGGCGCGGCGGACCGCGGAAGCCGCGCGATAACTCGAGGCGGGCCCGCCGGGTGGACCCCGAGGCCGGCCAGGATGGGACCGAGCTGATCCAGCAGATCCGCCTGCGCGTCCGGCTCCTCAGGGAGAGCGCGGAGCGGATCACCGCGGTCGCGGAGAAGCAGCTCAAGCAGGCCGCGCGCCTCGAGGAGGTGGCCTCCGAAGTGGAGACGTTTTGACCTGGGCTGGGTCGAGCAGCGGATCCGCGAGGAGCGGATCTTGCGGGAGCGGTGGGGAATGGTCACGTACCTGGCGGACCGGATGAAAGACAGATTGCCGAACCACGTGGACACGGACGACGTGCGGTCGACCGCGGCGCTCGGCCTCGTCGACGCCATCCGGCGCTTCGACCCGAAGCGCGGGGTCAGCTTCTCGACCTACGCCCCGCACCGGATGCGCGGCCACGTGCTCGACGAGCTGCGCGAGCTCGACTGGGTCCCACGCCTGGTGCGGAGCCGGAAGGAACCGGCGATCGGGATGCAGTCCATGAGTGGCTTCGCGCCGGATCTCCGCTACCCGCACGAGTTTCCCGAGGCGGTCGACCGCCGCGAGGATCCGGTCCGGATCGCCGGCGACCGGGACCTCTGGCGGCGCCTGCGCGAGATCCTCACCGCGAAGCAGGTGGAGGTCCTCGACCACTACTACCGCGGCAACTACACCCTGAAGCAGATCGGCCAGCTGATGGGGCTGTCGGAGTCGCGCGTTTGCCAACTGCACGCGCGAGCAATTCACACTCTGCGCCGGCGGCTGGCGGGAGGACCAGGATGACGCCCGTTGACGACTTCGGGGCGTGCTGCTGCTGCGGCCTGACCAGGCGCGAGGGAGCGAATGTCCGAAACGTGACCCAGCTGCACCTCAAGGCCCCAATCGCCGGAACCGGCTGGGGGTGCGTCGTGTGCAAGCTGCCTCCCGACGGCGCGATCGCGGTCTTCTGCGACACCTGCATCAAGGGATTCGGCTACCAGGGAACTTCTCAGGTCGTCCAGCCCGAACATCACGGCGTCTGCCGGATCCGGATGGTCTGCTTCGGCTACGTCACAGAGCGGACGCGCATGCCGATCTCCAAGCTCGCCGTCGTTTCCTTCGACCATTCACCCGAGTGTCATCCCCACGGCGAATGGAAGGTCAGCGTACCGGAGCATTTCATCGACCGTCGAGAGCCGGAGGGCACCCGCCCATGATCCGCGACGCTGTCTTCAGCCAGGGCCATGTCCATCGGTGGCGACTGTCCCGCTCATGGGCTCCCGAGAAGGGGACGGCGTGCTGGATCGGGGCCAATCCATCGGTCGCCGGCAAGGACTACGACGACCCGACCTGCACGCGCATCATCAGCTTCACCGAGTCGTTCGGTTACGGCCGGATGATCCTCGTCAACATCTCTCCGTTCATCTCGACCGACCCGCGCAAGCTGCCCCATCACGATCACGACCTGATGTTCCCCGAGGCGGGTGAGAAATACGTCGTCGGCGCGATTGCGGAGTCGCAGATCGTGATCGCCGCGTGGGGAGTGCTCGACGGCTGCATGCGCAAGTGGGCTGATGCTCTCGTCGGGCAACTCCAGTGCTACCCGGCCATCGCCAACAAGCCGCTGTGGTGCCTCGGCAAGACGAAGGATGGCTCGCCACGCCACCCGCTCTACGTCCATTCGAAGACCAAGCTGGAAAGGTGGAAGTGATGCCCCTGAAACCCCCCGAGGAGCGGATCAAGGACCTGCTGAAAGCCGTCGGGCAGGAGGGCCAGTGCCGCGGCTGCGGGAAGAAGATCTGGTGGCTCATCACGAAGAACGGCAAGCGCGCACCCTACACCGAGGAGGGCGTGAACCACTTCGCCGATTGCCCGAAAGCCAACGAGTTCCGATGAAGGCGATGCACATACCCACGGTGACCGACCAGATGCTCGACAAGGTGCTCGAGGCGGCCGCGTCGCCGGTCCTCGTGGAGTTCCGCGAGGGGACGTGGAGCTGCCTTGTGGTCCACAACCGGATCCAGGCCATCGCGGAGGACTGGGACGATCGGATCATCTTCGTCCGCATCGACGTGGACGAGAACCCGACGCCCCAGGCCGCGTACCGCGCCCTGGAGCTGCCGTGCATCGTGATCTTCTGCCGCGGCGTGGAGTTCGGCCGGTGCATGGGCAACGTCGACCGCGACACGATGGAGCGGCTTCTTGAGCGCGCCATTGAGAAGGACACGAAATGAGCTACGGCGGCAACGACGAGACGGGCAAGGTCTGGTGCAACCTCTGCGACTGGACGGGCCAGACGACGCAGGGCATGGAGCAGATCGAGTTCGTGCTTCAGAGGCACCTGCGCGAGGAGCATGGCGTGTCCGCGCTCTTCCGGGTCGACGACAAGGGCAAGGTCACTGTGATCCCGCAATAGGAACCCCAACCCAAGGAGGCCCGAGATGGGCGGAAGCAAGGACGACGAGAAGGATCCGGAGCTGAAGCAGGGCCGGATCGCCGGCGTGCAGCCTAAGTGGGCGGTCGAACTCGAGGAGGCCCAAGACGCGCTCAAGAAGCTCCGGGCGGACCGGAACACGATGCAGAAGAAAGAGCGCGAACTCAACGATCGGTGCGTCGAGATTGTCGAGGCGCAGGGCGTCAGCGTCCGGCGCAGCGGCAACGACGAGTGGTACCTGTCGGAGGGCTCCAAGAAGTGGAAGCGCCGCCGCGTGAAGAAGGCCGGCTCCAAGGGCGCCCGCGAAGAGAAGAAGCGGGACTCGGCGTAGCGGTCCATGGGAAGCAGGACGCGCCACGCGCTGGGCATCGACCCGGGGACCAACTTCTGCGGCTGGGCCCTGGTCGAGGGCGGCGGGGATCTCGGGGCTGGGCGGTTCAAGCCGCTCGGCCTCGGGACCATCGTCCTGCCCGAGAAGATGCCGCTCCATCGGCGCCTTGGGCAGCTCCTGACCGAGCTCGCCCCGATCGTGGACCGCGCGCACGACTTGGGGGCCGAAGCGGCCGTCGAGCGGCCGTTCTGCAACAAAAACCACATGGCGACCCTGGGGATCGCCGGCGCGCGCGGTCTGGCGCTCGGGCTTATCGGGGCCGCGGCGCTCTCCTTCCACGAGTACTCGCCGCAGGTCTGGAAGATGATCACGGGCCATGGCGGCGCGGACAAGCTGCGGGTCGCGGCCGTGGTCAAGGCCCTTCTCGGCCTGCGCGAGGATCCCCCGCTCGACGCCGCAGATGCGGCCGCCATTGCGATCTACCACCTGAGCACGAGATGACAACGCCATGAAGGTGATGCTCGACCCGGCGGCGCCGGACCACTGGAAGTTCCGGAAGCTCGCGGAGCTGCTCTATGCGAAGCAGAAGGTCGCGAAGAGCTGCGCCCTGGCGGCCGCGTTCGGGCACGTCAACGCGCTCTGGTGCCGGACGATGACGCGCACCGACGAGGGGCGCCTGGTGAAGTGGACCGCCGACATGGTGGCCACCGCGGCGCTCTGGAGCGGCAACCCGAAGAAGTTCGTCCATGCGCTCCTCAAGGTGGGCTTCCTCGACATGGATCCGGACGGACGGACCTACGTCGTCCACGACTGGCACGAGCACCAGGGCGACATCATCGCGGAGCGCATCTACGAGCGCGATCGCAAGCGCGAGCAGCGCCGCCGCGCCGCCGAGAAGCGCCGGCAGGAGGCCGAAGAGGCGGCCCGAAAGGCCCTCGAGGCGGGTCAACTGGAACTTGAACCTTCAAAAGCCCCGGAAGGTTCAACCGCGGGTGGACGCCGGGCTTCCACCGGGGATTCGCCGGGAAAACGCGGGGATTCACCGGGTTTTCACCGGGTTTCGGACGGAACAAAACCGCAAATCCCCGCAAGCTCCACTGGCGGCCATGGACTTACGCACGCTGTCCCGCGGGACAAGCGGGACGGTCCCGCCGTTCCCTTCCCTTCCCCTTCCCCTACCCTTCCTAAGAGGGAGGAAGAGCGCCCGCCCAGGGACATTTCAGGGACCGAGCAGGAACCCAAGGGGGGTCAAGCCCCCGATCCGCAGGGCTCCGACGGCGCAGGATCCGGATCTCGATCGACGTCGCCCCCCTCGGAGGCCCCTGCAAGAACAGGCGAGAAGCTGGAATCCGAGGAGCTCGCCATCACCCTGGCGGCCTTCCAGCGCTTCAAGATGCCCGGGCCCGAGGCGAAGCAGTCCGCGCTCGAGGACCTCCGGCGCCAGGGCGTGAGCCACCAGTGGTTGCGGGCGGCCGCGCGCGCGAATCCGAGATCGGACTTCTTCGCCATCATGAAGGCCCTCCGCAACGGCCGCACGGTCCAGCCGGCTGAGCCCGCATCGAAGAAGCCCACCGGGCCTCCGTGTCCGCGCTGCAAGGGGATCGGCAACGTGGAGGCGGATGAATTTCTTCCAGGCGAGGACCAGAAGCGCTGGGGCAAGTGCCCTGCGTGCAAGGGCACCGGCGTGCAGGCGGTGGCCACATGAGAAAGCGCCGCGAGAAACCCCCAAGCGCTCCGGTAAAGCGCCGCCCCTGGTGTCCGACGTGCGGGTACACGCGCTACGTGCCGGGGCCGCCGGTCGTTCGCAACGACATCACGTACACGTCGGCGCTGCCGTGCCCGGACTGCAAGGAGAAGCCGCCGGTGAAGCTGGAGCCGGGCCAGTTGCCGCTCGACGCGCAGCAGCGGGCCGCCGGCGAGAAGAGGGACTGAGGGAGGTCTTCCGCGAATGAAGAAGAGCCGGGGCGGGTCACCGCCCATCCTGCCCTACTCCGCGGCCTGCCCGAAGTGCAAGGCCACGGTGGCGGGGAAGGGCCACTGCCGGAACTGCAAGCAGTACCCCGGCGGCAAGGACCACCTGCACTGCATCTGCGCCGACTGCGGATTCTCCTGGACGACGGCGTGCGCCGACGCCAGGCCCGCTAAGAGGACGAACCCGAGAGGAGGGAAATGACGATGGACGCAACGCCCCCCGGTCCGACGATCGACGACGCACCGGCGCCGCCGGCCTCGCCCCCACCCGAGGCCTCGCCGGCGGTCGAGGTCAAGGAGTCGGCGAAGGTCAAGCCGATGACGCGCGAGGAGATGCGGAAGTTCGAGCTGACGAAGGGCGTCGTGGCCAGCTTCGAGGCCCAGATCGCCGACCTCACCGCTCAGAAGGACGCGATGCGGGAAAGCCGGGACTCGCTGAAGATCGAGCGCGGCCGCGCGCGCACCGAGTTCGTCAATGCCAAGCAGCTCAACGATCTCCATGAACGCGCCCTCAAGGAGGCCCAGAAAGAGTTCATGGAGGCGGGGATCACCATCCCGGTCGGTGGCCTGGACGCGAATCCGCGAGAGCTCCCCGGCCGCGTGCGTCGTCTGGCCCGCACCGTGAAGGAGATCGGCCCCGACCGGGACGCTCTGCGCCGGGAGGTCGCGCGCCTGAACGGCGAGATCCGCATGTACCTGGACGCCATGGCAGGAAAGAACCTCGACCTCGCCGAGCTGCGGAAGGAGATCGACGCCGGCAAGCAGAGGGAGAAGGCGCTCGAGTTGACGGCCGAGACCATGCAGCGCGCGCGGGACGCGGCCGAGGGCGAGCGGGACCAGGTGCTCAAGGACAAGGCCCGCTTCGAGCACCAGCTAGTCTCCGCGCGCGAGCGAATCCACGAGCTCGAGGAGGAGAAGGCGACCGCGGCCAAGAGATTGCAGACGTCTGCAAAGTCGGAGGTGAAGGCCCCATGAAGCTGGTGCTGGTCGAGTGGATGGACTCGTCCTCGTTCAACGGCTGGAACTCCCTCGAGTACATCAGGGACCAGTCGAGGGAGCCGCTCTTCTGCCGCTCGGTGGGCTGGCTGGTCGACCGTAACCGCAAGACGATCACGCTGGCGGCCAGCTTGTCGGGCGAGAAGAACCCAGGCGTGCGGGTGAAGGGATCGGGGGACATCTCGATCCCCATGAAGTGCGTCGTGCGTGTGAAGGAGGTGAAGGCGCCATGAAGATCCCCATGCCCGCGCTCGAGAACGTCCCCATCGGCCAGCTCCGGCCCTGGGACAAGAACCCGAGGAAGAACCACGCGGTCGACGCGATCGCCCGCTCGATCGAGAGCTTCGGATACCTCGCCCCGATCATCGTGCAGAAGGGCACGTACCGGATCCTGGCCGGCCACGGCCGCCTCGAGGCGCTCAAGAAGAAGGGCGTGACGGAGATCCCCGTCGTGGTCGCCGACGTGTCCGACGACCAGGCCGCGCTCTACACGATCGCGGACAACCAGCTGGGCGAGCTGTCGGACTGGGACGAGCGGCTCCTGGCGCAGATGGTCCAGGAGCTGCAGGAGCGGGAGCTCGACCTCACGGTGACCGGCCTCGAGGAGGCGACGCTCGAGGAGCTGCTCGCCGCGGACCCGCTGGCCTGCGGCCCGGGCGACGAGGACGAGATCGTCGAGCCCATCGAGGAGGCGATCACCCAGCCCGGCGATCTCTGGCAGCTGGGCGCACACCGGCTCTTGTGCGGCGACTCGACGAAGCCCGAGGACGTCCAGCGTCTCATGGGGTCCGACCGCGCGGCGCTCATGGCCACGGATCCGCCCTACCTGGTCGACTACTCGGGCGGCAATCACCCGCAGAGCTGGTCGAACCGCCCCGAGGTGAAGGACAAGCACTGGGACGAGTACAAGGATCCCCAGGCCTCGACGGACTTCTTCTTCCAGTTCATCGACGTCGCGCTCAAGCACGCGCTCGTCGAGAACCCCGCGGTCTACCAGTGGCACGCGTCGCGCCGGCAGATCCTCGTCGAGGAAGCTTGGAAGCGCGCCGGCCTCTTCGTCCACCAGCAGATCATCTGGGCGAAGGCTCGGGCGATCCTCACCCACTCGCACTACATGTGGCAGCACGAGCCGTGCTTCTACGGGTGGCTCGAGGGCAAGCTACCCGCGCAGCGCCCGCAGTCCAACCTCACGACGATCTGGGCGATCGACCAGAAGGGGATGGAGGAAGGCCTGCATCCGACGCAGAAGCCCGTCGAGATCTCGGCGATTCCCATTCGGAACCACACGAGCCCGGGCGGCATCGCCTACGAGCCCTTCTCGGGCTCGGGCAGTCAGATCATCGCCGGCGAGCGCGAGGGGCGCCGCGTCTACGCGATGGAGATCTCGCCGGCGTTCGTCGACGTCGCCGTGAAGCGCTGGCAGAACTTCAGTGCGAAGAAGGCGACAAACGCGACGCGACCGGGGATCTCGATCGAATGAGCCGAGCAACCAGAAAGGGGGAAGCATGGAGGTGAAGTTGAAAAAACAGCTCCTGGACTTCGACGCGACCCAGCTGAGCGCCGAAGAGTGCGTCTTCAAGTGGGACACGATCGCGCAGGAGGTCGGCTTCTCGGAGAGCTTCGTCCGACGGTTCTGCGCCGAGAACAGCATCAAGCTGCCCCGCTGGGGGCTCGGCATGACCGGCGGCCCGGTTTACCTCCCGAAGCTCAAAGTCCCCCTTCTGAGGTCAATGATCCTGTCCACCCGCTGACGCCACGCGGCGCTTTCGCCCGCTACCGGACGCCACGCGGCGCTTTGCAACGCCACGATAGCCCCCTCATCCCTTCCAAGTGACCCAATCCGCCATACCCTGCGGACTGATGGACCCCAGCGACCCGACGCCCAAACCGGAGCCCTTGCCCGGGGCTCCGGCAGGACCCTCAAACGGAGGACCTGCCGCAGCCCCGGCGCCGCGCGATCCGAAGGGCCGCTTCCAGAAAGGCCAGTCGGGGAATCCCAAGGGGCGCGCGCCCGGGATCCCGAACCTCAACGACGAGCTGGTGCGCGCGGTCAAGCGCTACCGGCTCGGCGAGAAGAACTGGCTGCAGGCGATCCTCACGCGCGCGCTGCAGGATCCCGACCTCGCGAAGGTCGTCCTCGACAAGGTCCTCGTGAACGCCACGCCGGCGGGCCCGGCGATTTCGATCCGCAACTCGAACGAGCAGACGCACCAGGAGAGCCATGTCCAAATCGGGGAGCACCTCGGCGATCCAGCGGTCCGAAACCTTGTTGCAGAACTTACTCAGCGACTCGGGGACCGCGGGGCTTTCGCCGGGGCTAACGGCCATGCTCGCGAGTAGGGGCGCGTGGCGGCTGTACCGCCACCTCGCGCTCTTCAACGCGATCGCCCTCGCCATCGCCGGCGGGGAGATCCGGAACCTCATCATCGAGATCCCGCCCCAGCACGGGAAGTCGAGCTTCTGGTCGCAATATTTCCCCGCCTGGTACATCGGCACCTTCCCCGAGAAGCGCGTCGTCCTCGGCTCCTACGAGGCCGGCTACGCGTCGAGCTGGGGGCGCAAGTGCAGGAACGTCCTCGAGGAGTTCGGCCTCGAGCTCTTCGGGATCGAGCTCAGCCAGGACAGCCACGCCGCGGACGACTGGTCCGTCGACGGGCACCGCGGCGGCATGGTGACCGCCGGCGTCGAGGGCCCGCTCTCGGGGCGCAGCGCCGACCTTGCGATCGTCGACGACCCCATCAAGAACGCCGAGGAGGCCGCCTCCAACACGCGCCGCGCGCACATCAAGGACTGGTGGGACTCCGTCCTCTCGACGCGCCTCTCGAAGGACGGCGTCCGCGTCGTCCTCATGACGCGGTGGGACGAGCGCGACCTGGTCGGCCAGATCCTCGAGGGCGCGACGAAGACCGGGGACTTCACCTGTGTCACGCCGGCGGGCGAGGAATGGACCGTCATCCGCCTCCCCGCGATCGCCGAGGAGGACGAGAACTGGCCGCGGTGGGGATGGAAGCGGGCGAAGGGCGAGGCGCTCTGCCCCGAGCTCTTCCCGCTCGAGGAGCTCGAGAAGCGGCAGAAGACGCTCCTCGATTTCTGGTGGGCGACCCTCTACCAGCAGCGCCCGTTCCCGCGCGAGGGCGGACAGATCAAGGCGCTCTGGTTCAAGGCCGTCGAGAAGCTCCCCGAGCTCGACTACGTCGTCCGGTCGTGGGATCCGGCCGCGAGCTCCAACAAGAGCGCCAAGCAGACGGCCGGCGTCCGCCTCGGCCGCCGCGGCGCCGGCGAGCAGCGCGAATACTACATCACCGACATCAAGGCCGACTGGTGGGAGAGCGGCGATCGCGACCAGGAGATCCGCCACACGGCCGAGACCGACGGCAAGGGCGTCCACGTCACGATCGAGCAGGAGCCCGGCTCCGGCGGCAAGAGCCAGGCTGAGGCGATCGCGCGTCGGCTCGACGGCTGGGGCGTGACGATCGTCGTCGCCTCGAGCGAGGGCGGGAAGGTCCTGCGCGCGGATCCGCTCGCGTCCGCGGCGAAGGGCGGCCGGGTCTTCTACCTCAAGGCCGCCTGGAATGAGAAGTTCCTCGAGCAGATCCGCAGCTTCCCCGGCGGGAAGCTGATCGACATGGTGGACGCGGCCGCGGAGGGCTTCAACTGGCTCTCCGAGCAGCCGGATCCGCTCATCCTCCCGTCCCTGCCCGGGCGCGAGGCCGCGCCGTCCGACGTCACGAGGATCTACTCGTGAAGCGCATGACGCCGGGGTCGGCCTGGGCGCTCGCCGCCGGTGCCCTGAGTCCCGGCACCGGACCGGATCTCCTGCAGCACGGGGACGAGCGGGAAGTCTCCGGCCAGATCCGCAAGTGGATCGGGATCTTCAACCCGCAGCGGATCAACATCAACACGCGCCTCCTCATGCGGTACGACCCCGACGTCGCCTTCGGCCTCGCCATCCGCCGCGCGCCGGTCGTCAACCTGCGCTGGACCGTCGAGTCGAAGGACCCGCTCATCAAGGCCTTCGTCGAGTCGCAGCTCCGGCCGCTCTACCGCCAGCTCGCCAAGGGCGGCTCGCTCGCGATCCCCTTCGGCTTCCAGGTCCTGGGCAAGGACTGGGTGGCGAAGCCGATCACGATCGAGCACGAGGACAAGGTCGACGGCACCGTGCAGCGAAAGACGCTGCCCATGGCCTGGACCTACAAGCGGTTCAAGCCGATCGACTCCCGCACTGTGACGCTTCTCATCGACCCCGCGACGGACGACTGGGGCGGCGTGAGGCAGGCCGGTGTCAGCCAGGACAAGGACATCACCGTCGGCCGCGAGAAGGCCGTCCTATGGTCGCACGCCGACGAGGACAACTGGGGGAAGCTCGAGGGCTGGCCGCTCCTCGATCAGGCCTACGAGGCCTGGTGGTGGAAGGCGGGGATGAACTTCTACGCCAACCGCTACTACGAGCGGCGCGCGGACCCCACCCCGATCGGGACGGCCGACCCGCGCTCGCTGAGGGACAAGAGCGGGCTCGAGCTCGACGGCTTCGAGTACATGCGCCGGATCATGCGCGACATGAAGAACGGCGCCTTCGTCGTGGTGCCGAGCGCGCGCGACGACAAGAGCAACCCGCTCTTCGACATCAAGTACCTGACCGACGACCAGCGCGGCGAGATGTACCAGGGCCGCATCGACAAGCTCGGGATCCAGATCCTCCGCGGCCTCCTGGTGACCGACGAGGCCGGCACGAGCCAGGAGACCGGCAGCCGCGCGCGCGCGGAGCAGCACGCGGAGACCCTGGGGACGACGCAGGAGACCACCGTCGACGAGTGGCTCGACGAGGTGGTCAACCCGCAGGTGGTGAATCCGCTCGTCCTCTACAACTTCGGCGAGAAGGCCCTCGAGGAGTCGGACACGCGCATCACGGGCGAGGGCCTGTCGGGCTCCATGCGCGACATCCTGAAAGAGACCTTCATCGCCATCCTCAACGGCGAGCAGTTCCTGGCCGACGGCACGACGATCCCGCTCTCGAAGCGCATCGACGGCGTCGCGATCGCCGAGAAGCTGGGCTTCCCGATCGTGCCGGCGAAGGAGGTCGAGAAGCTCATGAAGGCGGCGCAGAACGGCGAGGATCCGCCGGCGCCTGGCGAAGAGGACGACGACGAGCCGGAGATCGACGAGGAGACCGAGCGCGCCGCGACGCGGGCGCTCGAGAGGCGGGGCGTTCTGACCAGAAACAACGGGAGGGGGTAGAGCGTGGGCAGACAGAAATTCGAGGGGACGAAGTCGCAGGCGGCGGTCCGCCTCACGGCCAACCCGGCCGACGGCAACACGATCACGATCACGCCGGTTAGCGGCACGACCAGGATCTACGAGTTCGAATCCGGCGGCGGCGTGACGCCCGGGAACATCGCGGTCACCATCGGCGGCACCGCGGCGATCACGATCACGAATCTGATCGCGGCGATCAACGCGAACAAGCCGGTCCCCTCGATCATCGCCTATGCCGACCCGATCGACACGTCGGTCGCCCGCCTGGAGGCCGAGTTCCCCGGAGCCGCCGGCAACCACGCGCTGGCGGCCGTCGGTGGAAACATCGTCCTGTCCGGCGCCGCCCTGACGAACGGCGAGGACTCGACGAACCAGGTCGAGGCCCGCAGCGAGTACGTCGTGACGGCGCTCGACGTCACGGCCGGTTGCTGCATGATCTCGACCGGCCTCGGCTCGCCCCGCTTCTTCCAGCTCGAGTGCCGGACGGCGACGGGCCTCCTCAAGGGCCTGACCAGCCTCTGCACGATCGACGGATCGCGCATCAAGGTCGACACCGACGGAGCCACCAATCCGGCCGCCGGGGACAAGCTGACCTGGTCGGCCTGGGAGTAGAGACGGGAAACCCGCAGGTAAGGAGCAAGTCATGAGGACCTTCCTGGCGTTGCTGACGGTGTTCTGCCTGGCCCTGTCGGGCTGGGGCTGCGGCGCGTCCGCAAACACCGTCATGGAGGCCGACCGCCACCTCCTCGCCCAGACCGACCAGGCCACGACGATCGCGCAGGCGCAGATCGAGATGGCGATCGCACTGCTCTCCTTCAACCCGGCCAAGGTCGTCGAGGCGATCGAGGCCCTCGAGAAGGCGAGGCCACCGCTCTCCGACGTGAAGGCGAATACCGGCCAGCTGGTGAAGAACTACGGAGCACCCAACGATCCAACTAAGCCATGGTCGCCTGAAGAGTCGAAGGCGAAGCGCGAGCAGTCCGAGAAGGAGCATGCCGGGGGCGGATTCTGGGGCTGGCTTGTCGGCGGCATCGGCGTCGCGCTGGCCGGACTGAAGCTCGCGGCGACTTACATCCCCGGCGTCGCCAAGTTCTTCGCGGGCCCGTGGGGCGCCGTCGCCGAGACCGGCGTGGCGTTCATCGACAACCTGAAACGCCAGGGCAAGGTGACCGCGGCCGACCTCGAGTACCTGAAAAAGCTCCAGGAGGATGCCCGCGTGCAGCCCTTCGTTAAGGAGCTGGCGAAGAAGTTCGAGGCGACGGTCGGCCCGTCGACGGAGGCCGGACCACCGGCCTGACCATGAAAGAGTCCGAGTGGCAGCAGTCTGAACGGCGCGAGGCCCTGCGCCGGATGAGGGTGATCGTGATCGCCGGGGCCATTTTCGTGATCGCCCTGTGGGTTTTGGTGATCAACCTGAGGAGCTGAAGTGGCCGCAAGCCGAGAGCTGACGTCCCTGCTGGCGAGCGCCGATACCATCGCGACGCTCGACCGGTACTACCAGCGGACGCTCGAACGCATCTTGCGCGAGCTCGCCGCCGGGATCTCTCGGCCCGGCGCCGCGCGCGCCCAGGAGCTCATCGCCCGGATCAGGGAGATCGCCTTCGCGATCGATCCGCGGAGGGACTCGCCCCTCCGCAACTGGATCCGGACCCACGTCCCAGAGGCCTTCATCCTGGGCGATCGTTCGGCCGTACGGCAGCTGGGGGACGAGCTCGCCAACGCCTCGGCGGCCGAGCGCGCCGACTTCGGCCCCATCAACCGCGCTTTCACGCCGGTCAACTCCGCGTCAATGCGCGCGATCGCGGCCACGTTCACGGACCGCCTCCAAGACGTCCACCGGCAGATCCTGACGACGGCCGGCCTGACGGTCCGCCGGACGCAGCTCATCTTCACCCAGGACGCGGGGATCCGCGACCAGGTGGTCTCGGGCATCATCCGGGGGAGCTCGGGGCGCCAGATCTCGGACGACATCGCCCGCGTCATCCTCGAGGGCACGGCGAACCGCGAAGCCCTCGCGCGCCTGCGCCAGAACGGGTTCCAGAACGACACGATCGACCTCTACAGCCGGCTGTCCCGCGGCGAGATGATCAAGGTCGGCGACCGCAACTTCAGCGTCAGGTCCTACGCCAACCTGGTGGGGCGGACGATGCTGCGCGAGGCCCACAAGGTGGCCACGGTCGTCCGCCTGCAGCAGAACGGGGTTGATCACGTCCGGATCTCGAAGCACGCGCAGGACAAGCCCGACGTCTGCACAGCCTTCGCCGGTCGCGTCTTTTACGTGGGCGCGCTGCCGCAGGATCCGCTCGGCTTCCCGCCCCTCAAGTCAATCACGAATGGCGGACCTCCTTTCCACCCGAACTGCGCCCACGTCGCCGAGCCGTTCGTCGCCACGCTCAAGGGCCCGACCGCGATCGAGAACGCGAAGGCGGCCGCGGCCCAGCTCAGCGACCGCTTCTTCGGGAAGACCGCCGCGGAGATGACCGAGCTCGTCGAGGGCCTCGATCCCGACGCGCTCGGGCAGATCAACCTCCAGGGGAGAGACGCCGCATGAAAAAGCCCGCGCTCTTCTTCTACCAGGGCGAGGCCTACCAGTCCCAAGGCATGGGGAGGTTCGCCAAGGACATCCTCCACGTCGGGGAATGGGTGGATCCGAAGACGGGCCAGGTGGTCCCCATCGACCGGGCCCGCCTGCTCCGGCTCGCCCGCAACACCAACAAGTTTCAGACGCGGCAGGACCGCCAGAGCCTGCCCTTCCCCGACGGCCATACCCTGGCGGCCGAGAAGAATCTCGGCTGGTGGAACGGGAACCTCACCGTGATCGGCGACCGGCTCTGGCACTTCGTGCAGCCGACGGCCGCCGGCATCGCGGAGAAGCTCGAGAACGGAACCATCCGGTCCGTCTCGCCCATGATCGAGTTCAACCGGATGGATCAGCAGGGCGAGGTGTACGACGAGGTCATCACCCACATTTGCGCCACGCCGGTACCGGTGACCGACGGCCAGCTGGACTTCCTGAAGTTGTCGGCCGACGGCACCGACGCGGACCTCTTCATCCCCACGGAACTCGCGGGCACGTCGCCCGAGGGAAATAGGCATCGAACGGAGGGTCACATGGACCTGAAGAAGCTGGCGAAGGCCCTCGGGCTCCCCGAGGACACTCCCGCCGACAAGATCATGGAAGCGGCCGAGAAGGCCGGCCAGGCGGCCACGAAGCTGAGCGCCGCGGCGCAGCAGGAAGTCGCGCTGGCCACCGAGCTCAAGCTGAACGGCTTCGAGCTGAAGGACGGCAAGGTCGTGAAGCTCGCGGCGCCGGCGCCGCTCGACACGACCATCAAGCCGACGGACGCGCCCGACGTCGTCGCCCTGAAGACGGCGCTCGCGAACCAGGGGCAGCAGCTGTCCACCCAGGGGCAGGCGCTCGCCACGATCATGGAGGGCAACCAGAAGGCCCACATCGCGCAGGCGAAGGCCATCGCGGCCGAGCTCGTGAAGAACGGCCAGGTGCCCCCGGCGATGCTCGCCGACATCGAGGACCTGTTCGCCATCAACGGCCAGGTCCAGGCCCTGGCGCTGTCCGCCGACGGGAAGCCCTCGGCGAAGGCGATCAACCCGGTGGAGACCCTGAAGAAGGTCTTCACCAGCCTGAAGTCGTTCATGGGCACCGCCCTCTCGACGCTCGGCGCCCCCGCGCCCGATTCGGCCGAGTCGAAGGCGGCCGAGGCGAAGGCCACCGAAGTCATGAAGCGGCTGCAGCCGACCGCAGCCGGCGCGGGGAAGTAACCGCGGGGCAACGCGGACTAACGGAGGGCGATCGCAAAGGTCCGAGGACTGAAACAGAGAACCGAAGAAGGGAGATAAGCGATGGGTTTCAGAGATGAATTGGGCGGTAACCTGCTGCCCGGCGTTTCGGCCGAAGTCACGATGAAGCAGCGGCGGTACAAGTCGATCGAGGACCACCAGGCCCTGATCCCGATCGTGATTCACAAGGACACGGTCGACAACCAGAACGCCGGCAACACGACCGAGCTGCGGCCCGGGCTCACGCTCGTCCGGATCGAGGCGGGCGGCGCGGACCAGTTCAAGTGGGTCAACCCCGAGCACGCGGCCGCGCCCCTCGAGGCGGCGGTCATCGAGGCGTGCATCCTGAACGACTTCGTCGAGATGAAGGACCGCGCCGGCGTCGTCAAGGACCAGCAGGCGGACGGCCTCATCCACGGCGTCGTGGACGACTCGAAGCTCCTCTACGGAGCGGGCACGGCGGCGCCCTACAAGGTCAAGATCCGCAGCGTGCTCAAGCTGGTCCACTTCCAGGGCTAGACCCGGAGGAGGATCGGCAGGCGACTGACGTATTGGCCTTTTACTGAAATCGACCTGGCTCTGAAGAGAGGAGAAGACCGCGATGCAGGAACCCGAAATTCTGAGGCAGGAATCGGTGACCAAGATGATCACCGACTTCCGCGATCCCAATCTCCCCCTGATCAACTCCGGCTTCATGGCCGGACAGACGGTCCAGGGGGACACCTTCCAGTGGGACATCAAGAAGCGGTCCGGGAAAGTCGGCCCCTTCAACACCCGCACCGGATCCGCCACCCCCCGAGACCTCGAGGTCTACGGCGTCAAGAACGCCGTCATGGCGACGACCTTCGCGGAGAAGTCGATCAAGGCCACGGCCCTCCGCAACCTCCGCAACCCCGGCACCGAGCAGCTCCAGCGGATCGCCGAGGACGAGGTCGGCCGCACCACGAAGGCGAACGCCTTCGAGCTCGACCGCGAGGACGAGCTGATGATCGCGGGCTGCCTCCAGGGCACCACCACGATCAAGGTGCAGAACGGCAACAAGCTGTTCTCGCACGTCATCGACTACGGCCTGGCGGCCTCCCACAAGCCGACGCCGGCGAACTGGGACAACCCCGCCACGGACATCAGCTCGACCATCCAGACCTACAAGACGCTGATCGGCGAGGAGTCCGGCTTCGACGCCATGTTCGCGGTCACCTCCCCCGAGGTCCTCGCCAAGCTCAAGCTGAACACCGGCTTGAGGGACTTCTGGAAGGGGACCAACGCCGGAGTCCAGATGCTGCAGACCGGCCGCATCGAGAAGCTCGAGGGCCTGACCTGGATCATCGACGACAAGAGCTACCTCGACGACGACGGGGTGACGCTCAAGCGGTTCATCGACACGAAGAAGGTCGTCTTCTACCCGGCCGTGGATTCCGAGTGGTACGAGTTCGTCAAGGGATCCTACGTCGCGCCGGGGGAGACGGGCCAGCTCCCGCTGAAGGAAGTCTTCGGCCGCTTCGCCTGGTCGAAGATCGACGACAATCCGCCCCGGATCATCCAGCGGTACGGAGAGGTCCGGCTCCCGGTGCTGTACGTCCCGAACGCCATCGTCGCCGCCACGGTCCTGCCGTAAGGCGGGACTGCTGAGCAGATAAGCGCATAGGCAGGGGGCTCGAGAGGGCCCCCTGCCGTCAGCGCTGAGGGACTCAATGCCTACGCCAGAGATCAACGCGGAAGTGAGCGGCGCGGCCGCCAATTCGTATCTCACGATCGAGGAGGCGGACGAGCGCATGAGCGAGTTCACCAACTCCGACAAGTGGGACGAGCTCAAGGACGCCGATGACCGCGCGCGCCTGCTCCTGCGGGCGACGCGGCTGGTCGACCGGTACAAGCTCTGGCCGCCGAGGATGGTGCCCACCCAGCGGCTCGCCTTCCCCACGTCGAAGGAGCTGCTGGCCGAGATCCCCGAGTCGGTCAAGGTCGCGGTCCTCGAGATCGTCGACTACATCCTGGATGGGACGCTCGAGTCCCTCAAGAAGCTGCAGGCCGAGGGCGTGTCGTCGATGTCGGTCCTGGGGCAGTCGATGACCTTGACCGACTTCGCCACGTCCCCCATGGACCGCTCGCAGATCCCCGCGCCGGCGCGGCAGGAGCTCGACCTGCTCTACGCCACCTACAACGCGCCCGTCCTGGGCCAGCACGAATACGACGGCTCCGATGATCCGGAAGGAACTTCACTCTTCGGATAGATCCATGCTCGACGCGCTCATGACGGAGACGGTGACCCTGCGGCGGCCGAAGCCCGGCACCCGCGAGGTCTCCGGCAAGGTCCAGCTCGCCGAGGTCCTCGACGAGGTCGAATGCCAGGTGCCGCTCCGGTGCAAGATCGAGGCGCGCGGCCGGCGCGTGATCGACTCCCGCGGGGTCGAGACCCGGGGCGACGCGCAGATGGTCTACCGCGTCACGGGCAAGCCGGAGGTCCTCCTGGAGGACTTCGTGGTCATGAAGGACGGCCGCACGTGGAAGGTGATCAGCCTCGAGGAGCAGCAGATGCTCGCCGGCGGGGCCAAGTACGGCCGCGCCGACCTGCAGCGGACCGAGATCAAGCTCCCGCTCGACAAGCACACCTACGACGGGGGGGCGCCGTAATGTCCGCCCCATTCATCACGCTGGACCACGGCCGCATCAGGGCCGGCGTCGACCAGGCGAAGGGGCGCCTGCGCGAGGCGGGCCAGGTCACGCTCAAGGCCGCCACGCGGGGCATGGTCCTCTTCGCCGAGGATCTCGTCTCCCAGGCCCAGGAGAACCTCGAGAACCAGACGCGCAGCGGAGACCTGAAGGCCTCGGGGACGGTCGGCGACGTCCAAGCGACGAACGACGGCCTCGAGCTGCCCTTCGGCTTCAACAAGGAATACGGCGCCCAGGTCGACCAGGGAGGCACGATCAAGCCCAAGAAGGGCCGGATGCTCGCGATCCCGCTCGGACCCATCCTGACGGGCCGCGGCGTGCCCCGGTACAAGAGCCCGCGCGAGGAGCCGGATCTCCAGCTCGTCGTCCTCGCCGGTAAGGTCTTCCTGGTGAAGAAGGTCGCCCGCAAGAGCGGGGAGCGTCGATTCGCCGACTTCCACTGGCTCCTGGTACCGGAGGTCAACCAGAAGGGGTCCGGGTACTTCTCGCGCGTGGTCACCCAGAACGCGCCCAAGGCCACCGAGGTCGTGGGGCGGGAGATCCAGAAGGACCTCAACGCGGCGGGAGGGTCCAATGGCTGATCGCCAGGTCCTCCTCATCGGGTTCGAAGGCGCCGTCGCCGAGGCGATCGCGGCGCGGTTCCGCTTCTCCGGACCGACGCTGAGGAACATCCCCCTCGTCCCCGGCCGCCATCTCTTCGTGCAGGACCTGCCGTCGACGAAGGATATCGAGGCCACGTCGGCCGGCCTGAACCCGCCGTTCGATCAGGCGGTCGAGCCCGCCATCGTCCTCTACACCGCGACGGGCCCGAAGGCGATCTCGTCCGTGAGTTCCGGCGGCCGGCACGAGTTCCCGATCGAGATCGTCATGCGGCTGCCCGACGCCAACGAGGACACGAAGAAGCTGCTCGAGGAGCTGGTGACCTTCATCGAGGGCGACTTCGCCGGCCTCGAGGCGGGCGGCTTCTTGATCAAGCGCGCCCTCATCACCGCGGCGCCGGCCGTCATCGGCCGCCAAGAGAACGACCAGGTCCTTGTCTCCTCGACGATGCGGTTCTTCGCGGTCCCGATGCCCAAGTAAAACCCAAGGAGGAATGACATGTCGAACGTGAACATCCGCGGGGCCGACCCCCGCAACACCCTGGTCCCCGGACGGGTGAGCATCTTCTTCCGGAAGGAAGGGCTGCTGACGCCCGCCGACTGGATCGATCTCGGCCACGTCCTGGAGCCGAACGTCTCCCAGGAGGTCGAGCGGCTCGACCACTTCTCGAACCGCCGCGGCGAGCGCATCAAGGACCGGTCGCTTGTCACCGAGCGCTCGATGCGCGTCAGCTTCCGCGGCGACGAGCTCAACATGGAGAACGTCCGGCTGGCCATGGGCGGATCCGTGGCCGAGGCCGACGACAACGCGACCGTCCACGACTCGAAGGTCGTGAAGAACCCGGGCAACCCGGGCACCATCAACATCGGTGCGACGGCCCTCGCGGCCGTCGTCGTCCGGTCCGAGGGCCTCGAGCTCCCGGTCCTCTACGCCTCCCCCGCCGACTACACCGTCGACCTGCCGACGGGCGTGATCACGATCTCGGTTGGCCCCGGTCTGCTGGCCAACGCGGTCACCGTCCCACGCGTCCACATCGCCTGGGAGAAGTCGGTCATCACGCAGAGCTTCGAGATGCACGACGGCCAGGAGATCAAGGGCGAGGCGAAGTTCCAGCTCCTGGGCAAGGGCGGCGAGCGCTTTCAGCTGCACGCGAAGAACGTCGTCGTCACGGTGAACGGCGACATCAACTTCGGCGAGGGCGCGACGTGGCAGGAGTTCCCCCTCACGATGGAGGTCCTCGCCGACGAGGACGGGAAGATGCCGAAATTCCATCGCCTGAAGGAGGCGCAGACCTTCTAGAGACGGACGGACTACTAACCCAGGGAGGCGAACGTGGCAGACGAGGCGGTTCGGGATCCCCTGGAGACGGCCCCGCCGGCGCTCACCGAGCGCCTGCGGACGGTCACACTCTCCAACGGGAAGACGGTGGCGATCGAGAAGTGGAGCTGGCGGAAGCTCTGGGAGATGTGCCGGGTCGCCGGCGATCCCGACAAGATCCCTTTCATCGCGCGGGAGTCCGTGCGTCCCGAGGACCGGGACATGGTGGACGCCTTGCCGATGGAGGACGTCCTCGAGATCGCGGCGGTCTCCGTCGATCTCAACATGAGCGCCCACAAGGCAAAAAACCTGCTCGCCCTCGCCAGGGGCTGGGGTCACCTGACGAGGGATCAGCAGGAGCCGGGAAACGGTACCCCCTAGAAACGCAGCTGGGGCTCCTCTGCCGGACGGGCCTGGCCACCATGGAGGAGCTCCTCGCGTGGGACGGGGTGTGGAGTCAGGACCTCATCAACCTGATGGTCCGGGTCGCCGAGGAGATCGAGGTGACCCGCGACGAGCGCCAGTTCTCGACGATCTCCGCGCTCTTCTCCCAGGACGGGCCGCGGAAGCTCGGGGAGTGGATCTCCCAGGTGCGGCGGAAGGTCGAGGAGGCGCAGCTGGCGGCACGCGGCGAGGTGTGGCAGGGGAGAGCGCCTCAGCGGTTCTTGGAGGCTTTCGGAGTGGAGGATTGATGATCCGAGCCCTACTTGCCCTTTGCCTTCTCGGGGGGAGTCTTGCCCATCATCACGTAGTACATGGCGGCCCCTTCGTCGTCCTTCCCGAGATCCTCGATCGCCCCATAGAAAGGGACCATCGCGGCCACCAGCTCCTTGCTGGGCTTCTCAGGGCCGGCCATGGGTTTGAGGAACGCCTGGATCTCCTTGTGATGGCTCATGATCATCACCGCGCGGAGCTGGTCAAGCTTCTTCTCGACCGAGGAGCTCCCACTCTGATGAGTGGCCCCCATGACGCTCATCGCGATGAACATGGCGGCCGCGCCCACGAACCCCGCAAAAACACTCTTGCCCATATCGGACCTCCTAATGGGTGGAAAGTATATCCCGAAGTTGTCTGAAAAGTGAAATATGCCTGAAGGTTTCGACGTCGGCTCGATCTACTCCGCGCTCAAGATCGAGGTCGCGAGTCTGGAGAAGGGCCTCGCCTCGGGAGAGGCGGCGCTCGACAAGTTCGCCACCAAGACCGGGCAGACGGCCGAGAACGTCGACCGCGCAGGCAAGGGCATCTCCCTCTCGTTCGACACGCTCGCGAAGAAGAGCGCCGCCTTCGCCACCGAATTCCAGTCGAAGTGGGACCGCAATCGTGCGGCGGTGGAGAGCTCGGCGACGGCGATCGGCGCGGCCACCGGAAACCTGGGGACCCGCTTCGAGCTCATCAACCGGCAGAACGCGCGCCTCGCCCAGGAGTTCCAGCAGCGGTGGAAGCAGAATCAGGCCGCCGTCGCCGGCGCCAGCACCGCCATCAACCAAGGCGCCCAGTCCTTCGGAGTCCTGGACCGGAACTCCCTGCGGGCCACCGAGCGATTCGCGCGTCTGACCAACCGCCTGGTGGGCGTCCAGTTTGCCATGCAGGGGCTGGCCGGCGAGAGCAACAAGGGATCGAAGGCCATCGAGGTGGCCACGAAGGGAATCGGGATCTTCGCGTCTACGGCCATCCTGTTCCCTGGCCCCGTCGGACTCGCCGTCGGCGCCCTCCTGGGGCTCGGCGTCGCCTTCAAGGCGGCCACCGCGGCTGGGAAGGAAACGGTCGGGATCCTGCAGAGCGCCAAGGCCGCCGTCGAGGCCTTCAAGACCGGCCAGCGCGAGCGCGCGTTCGAAAGCCTGGTTGGATCTCGCCTGCAGCAGCTCTTCCCGGATCAGCAGGACATCCAGATCGTCACGAAGCTTGCGGACCAGATCGCGATCGTCCGCAGGAACGTCGCTGAGCAGGTGAGATTCGAGGAGGAGATCAATACACTCCATAAGCGCCGGGCCGAGATCAACAAGACCCTCGAGGACCCCACGCTGGGGCTCTCCGTGATCGAGCAGATCATTCCGGGGATCGCGGAGGTCAAGACCAGACGGTTGACCGTCGAGCTCGAGTCGATCGACAAGCAGATCCTGCAGCTGCAGCGCAACGTCGTGAGGGTCGGCGAGGAGGGGAAGAAGGCGGCCGCCGCGCTGCCCGGCGCGCGCCTGAAGGAGTCGTTCACAGCAGCCGAGAAGGTCACCGACGAATTCAGGGAACAGACCGAGCAGCTCGAGCTGCAGGCCAAGTTCGGGAATGAGATCGTCGAGATCGAGCGGCAGCTGGCCGCGATCGCCAAGCTGAGGGGCCAGGCGCCCGGAGCCGTCAGTGCGACCGAGCTACCCGAAAAGCTGGCCAAGCTCGACAAGACCCGGGACATCCTCCTCGAGCGGGCCCGAACGCTCTTCACGACAGCGGACGCCAAGGCCTTCCAGGACCTCGACAAGCTGCACGAGTCGCTGGAGCAGCTGATCACACCGACGACGGCCCTGGAGGAGATCGAGAAGGCCAGGGAGAAGACGATCCAGCGGATCATCGAACTGAAGAAGGCCGAGGCGTTCATCACAGGGGCCACCGTCACGGACGAGAAGCTCCGGAAGGATGCCGAGGAGCGGGTGAAGACGCAGACAGAGGAGATGAAACTCCTCGCCAGGAAATCTGATTTCAAGGACGCCTTCGCCGACCCCGTCTCCGAGGGCGTCTTTCAGGGCCTGGCGGACGGGATCCTCCACGCGGGCGACAGCTTCAAGCCCCTGGTGGCCATCGGGGAGAACCTCTTCTCGAACATGGTCAACAGCTTCGCGAGTCAGCTTCAGAAGCAGCTCAGCAGCGCGCTCACCTCCGCGCTGGGCGCCGGCGGGACGGCGTTCGCCAACCTGCTAACCGGCATCGCCGGCATCGTGGGCTTCTTCATGAGCCGGAAGAAGAGCGACCTCGGCCAGACCTTTTCCGACCTGAATCCCGCGATCGAATCGAGCCAGCTCGTGCGGGGCGTCGTCGCCGGGCCCTCGAGCGTCCCGATCGCGGCCGTGGGAGAGGACCTGCAGCGCGCGCTCGTGCCGACGAACAACCTCCTGGGCGAGATCCTCTACTCGATCCGTCGCTGGGGCAGGGGCACGTCGAGTTCACCCGCCGCCGGCGGCTTCCAGTTCGCCGGGACGGCGCCGACTTCATAGCGAAAGGAGAGAGAGATGCCGTATCGACTGGGCACGATGATCGGACAGGTCCTCAACCCCGTCGTCCTCGCGGACGAGGGGGCTTACTGGAAGTTGGTCAACGCGGTGCCCGAGACCGCGATCGCGCACGCAATCCGCGCGACGTTCCTCGCCACGAACTGCGTCGCGCTCATCCGCAACAACGCGGCCGCCGCCCCCGCCGGCGGGAAGCACCTCTTCATGGACTACCTCCGGCTGATCCCGAAGGTGGTCCCCGCCTCCGCGACCAAGTCGGAAGTCGCGATCGCGCTGGACTTCGGCGCCACGCGGCGGACCGGCGGCGGCACGGCGATCACACCCGTGAACCCGAACGGCGACGTCGCGGCGCCATCGGCCGACGTCGTGGTTCATTTCGGCGACGTCACGCTGTCGGCCGAGACCGCCAACGTCCGCAAGCTCGCGCGCGCCCAGCTCCGGACGGCGATCCTCCAGGTCGGGGAGGAGCTGCTCCTGCAGTTCGGCTCGGACAAGCACCAGGAAGGGACGCTGGGTGGCGCCGGCGGCGTCGGCCGAGTCGTGAACCTCGGTCCGCTCATCATCCCGCCCCAGGCCGAGGCCGCGGTCCACCTCTGGCACACGGGCAACATCACGACAGCCGGGACCTACGAGTTCGAGGGCGGCTTCTTTTACAAGTAACTGCGGGAGGGGGAATAGATGGCGAGCCATACGCTGGTCTACCACGAGCGGATCCAGTTCACGAATCCGCAGACGAGCCCGCAGAGCCGGACGATCCCCTTCGCCACGAAGGACGGCTCGACCTACGTCGTGGCCACGGTCCGCGACAACCGCGCCGGCGCCGCGCGGGGCGCCACGGTCCGGCGATCGGACGCGACCCACGTCGAGATCGAATGGGACGGGGTCCTCGCCGGCGGGGAGACGATCACGGTCTCCTACTTCGTGTTCGACACGAACGCGCTGGGCAACGACATCCTCGAGATCCTCTTCCGCCTCGAGCGGACGCTGGGGATCCTCGGCGAGAACGCGATCCAGGACCTGGTCGTCTACAACAAGGCCGGAGTCATGACGAGCTATCGCCTGCGGCTCTTCGATTCGAAGGTCAACGCCCAGGCGGCCGAGATCGACGACCTCGGAGGCCTCGACACGGGCGAGAGGGCGCGGATCTCGATCACCAAGGACGTGACGATCGGCGAGAACAACATCCTGAGCTTGGTGCTGGTCCGGGACGAGAAGATCGCGACGCCCGGCGTGGACTAGGCAGAACGGAGCGCTGGCAGATGGACCTGGTGTGCCGCGGAAGGATGTCGGACTACGACAACGACTCCTTCGACCCGTGGGGCGACTGGCATCGCCCGAACCGCAGACGCGATCCGCGCCACTTCCCGCAGCACGGCGGCGGCCGCCAGATGCGGCACCCCTACTACGACCCCATCATCTACCCGCGGATGCCGGACAAGACGATCAACCTCGGCTACCGCCAGCTCGAGAGGAACCGCAGCGCATCCATCCAGACGCTCACCGCCCAGGCGACGGCCTGGTTTCCGGACCCCTCCGATGCGGTCGTGATCCAAGAGGTGTGGGTCGCCGAGCAGCTCTCGACCTTCACCGAGCTCTTCCGGCAATTCCACCGGTACCTGATCGACCCGCTGCCGCCGGGCCAGTACATCGGCTGGATCCCGCGCGACAAGACCTGGCGCCGCTTCCACATCGAGCTCCTCGATGTGATCTGCGGGCAGCCGGACGAATTCGTCATCGAGGAGCTGGGGATCGAGAAGCCCTGGTTCATGCGCGAGCAGCTGACCGTATCGTTCCGGATCCCGCAGGAGTTCTTCCACCCCGCGGGCGAGATCGTCGCGATCGGAGTGTAGGACATGGCCCTTCAGTCGCACGGAGTCCATCGGCCCGCCGACTACTGGCGGGTCACCAGGGCGGACGCCCCGCGCCTGCGGCAGCCGGTCCCCGCCATGCACTCTCCACTCGAGAACGCCAACCAGGTCCTCGCCAAGATCGGCCTCACGATGAACCGCGGCGGATCCACCCGCGGCAACCCCATCCTCTCCGGCCTCGGCGTCCGGACGGAGTACGCGCTGGGGATCGACGACATCCTCACCGCCGTCTATCTCTACCAGGACCGGACGAACCTCGGGTTGAACCTGCGGTCGCAGGTCCTGGCGGCCGCGCCGGGGATCCTCGCCCTCGAGTTCCTCGCCGGCGCCGGCACGACGGTCGCGGGATCTCCGGTGACCGGGGCGCGTCGGAACTTCATCCGCTGGGACTCGAAGCGCGGCGCCGTCGAGCGGGAGTTCTGGATCAAGTCGAAGGACCCCGACATCGTCACGGTGGGCGGCTTCTCCGCGCTCGACCCGACGACGCTGCTGCCCGTCTTCCGGCAGTTCTCCATCATCGGCGGCGGGCCGTGGCTCACCATCCCCGTCGACTTCATGCCGAGCTGGAACGACGAGTTCCTCGCCCTCCACCGCGACGGCAATCCGGAGATCGAGCCTGGCTTCGCCAAGGCCTATGGGGGCGCCAAGTTCGTCTCCTTCTTCGACGAGGTGCCCGGGACCGAGGGAGTGGGGACGGCCGTGGAGCCGATCACGGACGCGGAGATCTCTACGCTCCGGCAGATCAACGTCCAGAACACGCCCGGGCAGAAGAAGCTCACGGCGCGCTTCCGCTCGAAGGCCGGATCCGTCTACTTCGTCGACTCGCCGGTCTGGATCGAGGTCCTCGGCGCGCCGACCGTCATCTGCAACAGCCCGCACAACTATACGGAGGTGAAGGAGGAGTTTTTCACCAAGTGCGGCGATCCGCCGCCGCCCGATTGCCCCGGCGTGCCTGGGACGCCGGTGGGCGAGGGAGATCCGCATGGCCCGCCACCGGTCGTCTGGCCGGGGGGCCCGGTGCCCCAGCCCCTGGTCATCGTGGGCATCCACGGCGCTTCCGTGGGGACGCCGCGTCTCGTGGTCCGGAAGTGGAAGCTCGAGGCCAGCGCAGGCGACCCGCAGGGCGCGAAGCTGACCCAGGTGGGGGCCGACGAGTTCTACACGACGCTGCAGGCAGCCTCCGGAGAGGCGCCACTGGGCGGGCCCTACGCTGCGCCGGTCCGGCACCGGATCGCGCTCGACTACGACGCGGACAAGGCCGCGGACGTCGCCTACTACGAGGTCTGGCTGGACGACGACACGCTGGGGTCACCGCTGCGGAAGCGGAGCGCGCCCATCCTCGTCGCCGGCCCGAAGGCGCGCGACATCGGCGGATTCCCCACGGAGCAGGGGTCATAGAACGATGCGCCAGCTGCTTTCAGGCACGTGGCTGAATGCGATCGCGGGATCGCTGACTCGGTACCCCGCGTGGCGGGTCCTGGTCTGGGATCCGGCCGAGACCACGATCAACGAGGTGGCCAGCGGCCGAGCCCTGGCCGCGCCGCGCGACCTCACGCCCTACGTCGTCGAGATCGGCCTCACCGAGAACAGCGGCTTCGAGTCCGGCGACGATCCGACCTTCCCCCGCGCGGACTTCAGCTTCACGAGCAATCCCAACGCGGGCCTGCGCCGCGGCCTCGTCGAGGACGGGGTGATCGTGCGGGTCCTCGCCGGCGACCGCCGGATACCGAAGGAGGACTGGACGATCGTCTTCACCGGCACCTTCCGCGGCCGCCCGGGCGAGGATCCCGGGACGCCGGCGGACAAGACGAAGGGCCTCACCGCGACGGCCTACGGCCGCGAGGAGCGGTACCTGAACCTCCAAGTCACGACGCGCAGCTTCCCGGCCGACACGGACCTCGGCGCGATGGCGCTCGCGATCGCGCGCGAGCACATGGAGCTGGGCCAAGACGAGATCCTCTTCGGCTCGCAGGGCTTCCCCCTCAAGCACGTCACGAACCAGATCGTGGAGCTGCCGGCGCTGCAGGCCATCTACGAGTGCCTCTTCCCCGTGGGGAAGAAGCCGAAGTTCGACGCGCAGGGACGCCTCGTCGCCGTCGACGTCCGGCTCGACAAGCCGGCGGCCCGGGTCTATCCGCTGGGGGATCCGGTCGTCCGATCGGCGCGCGGCCAGCCCAACCAGGTCGATGTGAACAACGTCGTGGTCCTCCGCGGCCTGGCGCACGAGCTGACGAAGATCGTCCAGGAGGCGCAGCGAATCGTGGAGCTCGCCCCGACGACCGGCTGGTTCGAGCGCGACTTCGACGAGGAGGTCTACTTCTCGGCCGATCACACCCAGCGCGTGCAGGACACCTACCTCGTCACGGTGAAGCGGATCCGCTGGGCAGACGCCGATTGGACGCAGGTCGACGAGTTCCATGGCCGCCTCGAGATCAACACCCGGTACCTGGCCAACGTGCAGGCCTTCCTCCTCGTGACGCACCTCGCGGCGCGCATCGCGATCGCGATCATCGACTACATCGTCCAACAGTCGGGCGGGCCCGCCGGCACGGTGCTCGCCATCATCCGCCTCGGGCTCGAGCTCGCGGCCTGGGCGGCGCTCCTCGGCTTCCTTTGGGCGACGAGCCACATCGCGCGCGGGAAGTACGAGGTCTGGGGCAACCCGTTCGAGTTCGTCTATCAGGAGCTCGTCGCCAAGCACGGGATCGAGGGCCTTCTCCCCGAGGAGGAGCGGACGCTCGAGCTCCGAAACGACTTCATCTCGACCATGGAGCAGCTCGACGAACGCTGCGAGGACCTCCTGAAGCGCGAGCTCGTCAAGGACCAGGTCTGGCAGATCGAGATCCTGGACGACCCGCTCCTCGAGGTCGACGACGTCATCGAGCTCTCGAACGGGGACCGCTTCTACATCGCGTCGGCCTCGAGGACCTACCGCCGCGGAGAAATGCCGATCCTGCAGCTGACGTGCTGGCAGGTGGCGGATGGGACCACGCGCCCCGTGGACGCCGTCGAGATCGCGGGGGTGGAAGCATGAGCTGCACCCCGCAGATCACCCCGAAGAAGCGCACGTACACGCCAACGACGCTGCCCTTCAAGCCGATCCCCGTCGGCCGGACCTTCACGACCCAAGGGGTGCGGGAGATCCCCGAGACGCACGTGGGTGTTGAGATCATCGTGGCGGCGCACGGATTCCCAGGCCGGGCCCGCTACCTCTTCGACTCGTCACTCGTGGCGGCCGACAACGGCACCACGATCCTGAAGCCTGACTGGCTGGAGGAGTTCCAGCCCGGGCGATGGGTGCTCGAGGAGCTCACCGTCGGCAGCTTCGAACCGCTCGGCGCCGTCGCCGCACACGAGGCCGCCGGAAACCCTCACCCCCAATACACGACCGACGCCGAGGCACTCACGATCGCGCAGGGCGCCGTCGCCGTTCACGAGGGACTCTCCGATCCCCACGGCCAGTATCAGAAGGAATCCGAGAAGGGGGGCGCCGGCGGGTATGCATCCCTCGACGGCTCGGCCTTCGTTCCCGACGCGCAGATCCCGCCGGGGATCGCGCGCGACAGCGAAGTGACGACGTCCATCTCAAATCACGAGGCGGCCGCGGATCCGCATTCTCAATACGAGCGAGAGAGTCAGAAGAACATCGCCAGCGGGTACGCGGGCCTCGACGTCAACGCCCGCGTGGCGCTCATCCGAGGCGGCACCGCAGCGGATCTCTCCGGCACGGGCGGCGCGAGCCAGGTCCTGCGTCAATCGTCCCCCGGCGCCGCTATCACGGTTTCCCAGCTCGCCGCGTCCGACCTCTCGAACGGCACGACCGGATCCGGCGCCGTCGCCCTGGCCACCTCGCCCACGATCTCGACGCCTAACATCGACGACTATGTGGACCTCGATGACCAGGGATCCGACCCGACCGCCCCGTCGGCCGGCTTCAAGCGTTTCTACGCCAAGAGCGGCGGACTCTTCGTTCGCAATTCGGGCGGCACGGTTACGGGCCCCTTCGGCGCGGGCCTCCCGTCCGGAGCGCTGGGCGACGGGCTCTTCCACGACGGCTCGAATTGGGTCGCGCAGTCAATCGGCGCCGATGATCAGGCCTTCCTCGCGGATGCGGCTGAGGCGACGGGGGTCATCTCGCGACTGATCGAGCAGGCGGACCTCTCTTGGATGGGACGCCGCGGCCATTCGTGGGTCGAGCATTGGCACTCCGCTCTCGAAGGCGGCTCGATGGGTTGGCGCGGAGAGCATCAGGGAACAGGCGGCGCCGTCACGCTCAACACTGGCTTGGCGACGGACACCAATCACACCGGCATCGCGGAGTTCTCGACGGGGACGACTACGACGGGGCGCGCGAGCCTCCACCTGGGTCTGCAGTCCGTCCGGCTCGGCGGCGGCGCGCTGACCATCGAAATAATGCTCCGGCTCGAAGACCTTTCGACGATCGCGCAAGAGTACGACGTCTATGTCGGCCTCTCGAACAAGGCGACCCCGGGGACCGATCACTGGGTCTACTTCGCGTACGACCGGAACACGTCGGCCAACTGGCTCATCCGCACGAGGGACAACGGAACGGAGACTTCAGTTGACAGCGGAGTGGCCGTAGTAGCCGACACTTGGATCAAACTCCGGTTCGAGATCAACGCGGCCGCGACATCGGTTGAGTTCTTCATCGACGACACCAGCGTGGCCGTGGGCGGCAACCCGATTACCACGAACATCCCGACGGCGGCAGGCCGCGAAGTCTCACCCCGCCTCACGATCCAGAAGTCCGCGGGCACGACGGCCCGCCTCATGTACGTGGACTGGTACGGCTACCGGCACAAGTACACCTCGGCAGCCTAGAGAAGGGGGAAGCTTATGCCCGTCCAATTCAGCCGCGAGAACCTGGTGGTCGAATCGACGACCTTCGAGAACCATCCGGAGGTCTACGTCACCTTCTCTCAGCAGGAGACGGAGGCGGGTTTCGTCCTGGAGATCGAGGGGCGCGTGAACGTGCAAGGAGGAGGCGGCGGTCGACTCCAGTTCACCGGGCCCAGCGGAGCGGTCATTCAAGGGCACGCCTCGCTCGACAATGGCGCCCCCGTCTTTTTCGCGGGCTTCGATAGCCCCATCGGCGGCGCGATCGGAAACGGCAACCATTGCTTCAAGATCTGGGCCCTTCTTCTCATGGGCGTGAACCCGGGCCCGGTCCAGCTTCAGGCGGCGCTTAACTCGCAGCCGGGAGGCGCGTCGATGACGGTCGGTCGCACGGCGATCGAAGCGAAGAAGGAAAGGGCGACCTTCGACTAAGGAGACCGCATGAGCAGAGAGAACAAGGTCGAGAAGCCGCAGGACATCTTCCCGACCCTCGAGGAGCAGCTGGAGGCGCGAGACAAGAAGCGCGCCCAGGACTGCCTCGACGCGGTCGTCAAGCTCTGCGCGGATCGCGACTGCCAGGTCGAGGGGATCCCGACCATCACGCGGGATGGCGGGAGGATCGTCGTCGGCGCCACGTGGCAGGTGCGCGCGCTGCCCCTCAAGCCCAAAGGTGGAAAGGCCCAGGAGAAGAAGTGACCCGCAACGTCGCGCAGTTCGGCCGACGCGAACTCATCGCCCATCGCCGGTGGGTGACCGGAGTCACCGCGTCCGTCCCTGCCTACGTCGACGCGGACGGCGACGGCAACAAGGAATGGGTGGTCGACGTCTACCTTGGGCCGCTCGAAGTCGTGGGGGATGGGACGCTCGAGGGCGTGATCATCGCGCCGATTGCGAAGGCCCTCGTGACGGACATCCGTCAGCCGGTCACCCTCGAGCGATCGCGCGAGGGCAAGTACACGGTGACGGGGCGCGCCAAGACGATGCCCGCCGGCGTGAGCTTTGGAGGCGACGTCCCGAACGGGACCTTCATCGAGGTGCGCCACAACTACGCCGACCTGAGCCTCCGGTTCGTGGCCGACATCGACTGGGAGCTCGAGGTCCTCCAGGCGAACCCGGCCGAGGAGCTGCAGGAGGACGAGGACGAGCCGCTGCAGCTGGTCCGCGGCCGCAACGCGTTCGGGCGCCTGGTCGTCGGCCCAGAGGAAGAGGTCGAGGATCCGTACCTCGCGGCCGCGCAGGTGCCCGGGTCATCGGCCGTCGAGCGCCGGGTGGTGATCCGGCTGGAGCCGCTGCAGGCGGATCCGGATGAGCCGCTGCAGGCCTCGCCGGACGAGGTGCTGCAGGGAATGATCCGCGAAGTGATCGAGGTGCCCGCGTGACGAATCCAGGAGAGAGGAGCTGACCCATGCCCGCCCCGTTGCTGTTCAAGGCCTTCATCGGCTCCATGACGGACCACATCTCGAAGTGGAACAATAACTTCACGCTGATCGAGGCGGCATTCGTCGACATCTATCAGCAGCTCACCGCGATCGCCGGCGAAGGGGCGCGCCTCATCCTCGACGCGTTCGACCGCCCGGGCATCGTGGGCGAGGCCAGCTACCGGCTCGACATCGACGGCTACTCCGGCGGGTCGCAGATCACGGTCGGCCGGCGGCCGGTGGCGGATCCGCTCCTGGGCGACACCGACATCTCGGTGGCGTGGATCAACACGGGCAGCGCGATGCTGCGGGTAGAGCTGGACGGCGACGTCGTCATCAACGCGGCCGCGATCCTGACGGGCCTCCCGAAGACGATCTACGTCGGGATCCCGTCCACCGGCGTCCCCCAGTTCTATGAGGACACGCTGACGCCCGGCGTCCTCTACGTCTACTCGATGACCTGGGACGGCTTCCAGCTCACGACCTTCAAGCGGCTGGGAACGCTCCTGCCCGGGTACTCGACGCTGCAGGCGGGGATCGCGGCGCCGCGGATGATCGGGATCTTCGACGGCGAGACGGACTTCATCGGAGACATCCAGGGCTCCACCTCGATCGTCCTCCCCGGCGCGGCCGACGACAACGGCATCGACGTCGACGGCTCCATGGAGGTTGTCGGGTTCTACGCGGCATTCTCGAAGAACGGACCCGACGGCATGTACGCCCCGAGCGGCCCCGACAACAGGATCCGCTTCAAGATCGTGTCGAACGGGGTCACCTGGACCGAGTCCGACTTCGAGTTCGATTGCTCGATGGTGGCCGACGAGGTCTTCCGCCGGGTCGCCGGCGGCGTGGGCGACGACAAGTTCGTGACGACGGTCCGGAGGTTCGACCTCGAGCGCACCTTCAAGGGTGCCCACGTGGCCAGTGCCCGGGCCTTTACCTGGGGCCTCATCGTGCGGCCGCTCCTCGGCGCGCCGATGCCGAAGGACACGACCCGGGTGAGCCAGATCTGATCGCAGTCAACCAGCCCGAGAGGGAGCCGCAGATGGAGCAGGAGATTCGGGACGAGTTCGAGCGGGCCCGTCGCGAGCAGAAGGAGAAGTTCGACGACATCAAGGACATCATGGAGCAGGGCAACGAGCGGATCGAGAAGGCCCTGTCCCTCACGAACGCCGCGCTCGCCGGCCACATCCAGGCCTTCAGCGATCACACGCTCCAGCTCGCCCGCGAGAACGAGCGCCTGAAGATGGCGACCGAGGCCGCGCATCGGCGCCTCGACGAGCAGAAAGAGAAGATCAACCCCGAGCTGGAGCGCCTGGCGTCGGCGCCGGCGACGGAGCTGCGGGAGCACAAGGAGAAGGAGTTCGCCCCCGTCGCGCAGGCCCTCGACAAGCACCTGAGCGCCCACCGGACATGGGCGAAGATCTTCATGGCGGCCGCGCTCGCACTGGCGGCATTGATCGTGAAGGCCGCATGGGAGTTCATCACGACGGGACGAATCACCCCCAAGGGACCATAACTACGGAGGAATCATGGCGAACGCGCTGTACGACAAGGGGAGGCAGGGCTTCCTCGATGGGTCGATCGACTGGGACACCGATGACATCCGAATCATCCTCCACGACGAGGATGACGACGTCCCCAACCTCGCGACCGACGACAACCTCGACGACATCCTCGCGGCCGCGCGGGTCGCGGTCTCTGGCTCGCTCGCGGGCAAGACCGTGACCGATGGCGTGGCGGACGCGAACGACGTCGTGCTCGCGCTGGTCGTAGGCGACCAGTTCGAGTCGATCGACGGCTACAAGCACACCGGCACGGAGTCGACGAGCCGCCTGATCTTCAACCACGACACGGGGACGGGTTTCCCGACCACCCCGAACGGCGGCGACATCACGGTCGCCTGGGACAACGGGGCCAACAAGATCTTCAAGCTGTAAAGAGGAGGCGTCATGCAGACGCGCGTCGAACAGTTGATCGAGAAGGCGAAGTCCTACGAGCTCCGGATCTCGGCGCTCGCATCGAAGAAGGACAAGGCCGTCCCCGACCTGGTGAAGCTCGAGGACCTGAAGCGGCGGCACGCCCAGGTCCTCGAGTGGATCGCGACCCCCGAGAAAGACCAGCTGGTGCAGCCGCCCCCGAAGCCGTCGGGCCAGATCGTGCGGCCGAAGGGGATCGAGAGCAAGGAAGCGCACCCCGCGAGCTGAGCCAATGGCGCACCCGCCCATCTTGCGGATCGAGAAGCTGACCTTCATCCTCCCCGACAACTTCGTGGGGGATGAGGCGGATGCGCTCAAGCTCCTCTGGGAGTACTGCATCAACCACCGCGGCCGGCGGATCGAGACCCCCTCGGATCCGCGCGTCTCCCCCCGCAAGGCGATGATCGAGGTGATGGAGGGAGGCGGCCGCGTCTCGGGGGTGCTCGCGATCCGGAATCTCTCGGTCCCGCAGGGGTATGTCTACAAGCCCCCGAGCGGTCCCGCCCCGCAGACGATCGTGGTCGCGCCGATGCCTGCGCCCCCCACTCTGAAAGGCTGAACCGTGGCCTTCCCGACCAAGACCGCCACCGAGTTCAAGCAGGTTTCGAACTCGACGACGTTCACCATTCCGTTTACCCAGACAACGGGGAACCGGATCGTTATTGTCGTTGGTTGTTCTGTCTCGCAGGCTATCTCCAGTCTCGGCGACACCTTCAATAACCGTTCTAATCGGACCGGAAAGCTCCACATCATCGACAAGGTTCTCGCCGGTACCGAGGGCGGGAATGTGGTGGTCACGTGGGGTACTACCACCAAGGGCTGGGCGATCATTTACCAGTACGATGCTGGAACCTTTGATGCAGGTACCGACATCGAGTTGTCCACTATCGCTACCGGTTCAGAAGGTGCCGGCGGTGCAAATCCAAACTCCGGTAATCTGGCTCCCAGCTGGGGTGCTCTGGACACTAATTGGGGCACGTGCTTTAACCAGAACGGTGAAGAAGTAGACGACGACACGTGGGTGACCGGCACCCCTACCAATTTCACTCTCCGTGCCCAGATAACCAGCGACACCGGTGGAGCTTCTACCTCAAACTGCCAAGGAGCCGCAGCAGACCGGGACTTTAATGGAACCAGCCAAGACCCGGCCGCTTTTACGACCGCCCAAGACCGCAGCTGGGAAGCCTTTACTTTTGCGATCAAGCCGGCCGGCGGTCTGACCGTCAATCCCGGCGGCATCGCTTCAGCCGAAGCGCACGGGGCCACGAAGATCAACCTCACGATCAACCCGACTGGGATCGCGTCGGCCGAAGCTCATGGCTCGACGACGATTTCACAAGCCAGCCCACAATCCATCTCCCCCTCTGGTATCGGATCGGCCGAGGCGCATGGGTCTACAAAGATCAACCTCTCGATCGCGCCGGCGGCGATCGCATCCCTTGAAGCGCACGGCTCCCCCCAACTGAACCTCCAGGTCAGCCCCTCGGGAATCCCCACGGCCGAGGCGCATGGCGCCCCGAAGCTGAACCTCGTCGTGTCCCCCGGCTCGATCGCCAGCGGCGAGCTGCACGGTGCGGAGAAGATCAACCTCAAGGTCTCGCCGGCAAGCATCGCGTCCGGGGAGGCTCACGGCAGCACGACGATCACGACGCCCCCGGGGCCTCAGACAGTCTCGCCGACTGGCATCCCCAGCGCCGAGGCCCACGGAGCGCCCCGCCTCGAGCTCAGGATCTCCCCGACCGGAATCCCCACCCTCGAGATTCACGGAGCCCCGCGCATCAACCTCCAGATCCGGCCCGGGTCGATCACATCCGGAGAGCAGCATGGATCCACTGCCATCTCTCAGGCTGGCAGCGAGCAGACGATCTCCCCCGGCGGCATTCCAAGCGCGGAGGCGCATGGCCAGCTTCGCGTGGGGATGATGCTCTCGCCGGCGGGGATCGCGTCGGAGGAGGCGCACGGCCTGGCGACGATCACGGCCCCGCCTCCGGCCCCGCCTCCGGTCGTGCTCACGCCGCGGCGGGGTCCTCCCAATATCGGTAACTATCTGAGGGAGAGGGCGGCATTCCGAACACGACTCCGCGGGTAAGCGTCCGTCTCAGGGGCCGCCTCTCGCGCCACGTCGGGGGGCGGCCCCGTCTTTCGGCTTGAGACTCTTCCGATACTCCTCCAAGCGCGCCGCGAGCGCCTTGGCCTCCCGCTCGCGCCGCTTCATCTCGACCGGGTTATCCCAACCCATGAGGTGCAGGATCTCGCGCCGGAACGAGTCGATGGGGACGGGCTGATTCTGCTGGGCGTAGTGGACGAGCTCGCGCTCCTGGGACTCGACGTCCTCGACGTGGATCGCCACGCGCCGGAGCTTCGGCCGGGTCGGCAACGGCGGGTCGATCTCGACGTCGCTCAAGAGGTGGGTGCGGATCAGGAGCTTATACGCCCCGAGGACCGCGAGCAATCGCTCGATGAGCGACGGCCGCTCCTTGTACCACCAGAGGAGCCGGGCCCGCTGCGTCTCGGGTGCCGGGTCGTTGAAGTTGCCGTCGGCGAGGGGAATGATCCCGATGGCAGAGCACACGGTGCCCCACAGTTCCTCGATATCGGAGGCGAACGATCGCTCGCCCCGGTGATGGCGGCTCTCGGCGAGGCGCGATTTCACGGCCCGCTCGAGGTACTCGATGCGGTCCAGCCAGGGCAGGGGATCGTGGTCCCCCGTCATGCGAAGACGAACCCCACCTTCACGGTGAACCCGAGGCGGCTCACCGCGGCCGCGGCGGCCGCCTTCCCCGCGTCCGACTCCGCGCGCAGGACCTCGACCCCGCGTTTCGCCCCCGGCTGCACGGCGATGTCGAAGTCGATCCACCCCGCCTTCTGCCCGGGCTCCCCCGTCGGGATGGTCACATAGTTGAGCTGGCCCCCCTTCAGCTCCTTCCGGACGGCGGCATTCGCCAGCCGCACCCCCCGCGCAATCTCCTCAACCGAATCCCGAATGAAGGCGGCCAGCTCCATCGGCGATCCCCCCAAGGGCCGCCCCCCTACATTGGGCGGTTGGCCGACTCTAGGCCCCGCCCCGTCCCCCGGTCAAGACTTTGCAGACGTCTGCAATCCGGGAGCGGGACCGCCCCTTCACCACCGCCGGACCCCTCCCGGGAATTCGCATATTCTCATACTTATTCTTGTAACAAGTCGGACCCCTGCCCGTCTAACTGGTGTAGTAAAAAACAGCGATCTTTGAAATGCGGGTGATGGAGGGGTGGCCGAAAAAGGACAATGGCAGAGGCCTTAGAAGCCTCCGGCGGGTCACACCGCCTTGCGGGTTCGAGCCCCGCCCCCTCCGTCCCTGCCTTTAAAACAGAAATGGGCGCACGTGTCACACCGTGCGCCCGGGTGGCCGAAAGGACGAACCAAGTATCGAATCGGACGAGGCCAATGTCAATAGGAGGACGACGGTGAACGACTACTCTCTGGCGATTCTGGTGGGGACGCTGAAGGCGGATCCGCGGCTGGAGTATGACAAGCCCGCGGGGATCCCCTTCGTGCGGATGCCGATCCGGGTCCGGCGGTCCGAGCTGGCCGCCGAGACCGGGGAGCGGAAGACGACCGAGCTGACGGTCGCGGTGGTGGCTTGGCGGCGGCTCGCCGAGCTGTGCGCGCAGTTCCTGAAGAAGGGGCGGACTGTGATGGTGGTGGGCAAGCTGACGGGCAAAGGGGCGCGGATGTCGATCGAGGCCGACCGCGTGCAGTTCCTCGGACCGAAGGAGACGGCGGGGCAGCCCTCGGCGGCGGAAGCGAAGTAGGAGACGAGACCATGATGAAAACGCCCATGCAGCGCGCGAAGAATGCGGCCGAGGCCGTCGTCGCGTATCACAGGAAGCACGGATCCTCGGACGATCTGGAGACGTGCACGATCGACCTGATCGCGGACCTCAAGCACCTGGCCGCGCGCCGGGGATGGAGCTGGGCGGCGATGGAGAAGACGGCCGCCACCTACGTCCAAGAGGAACTCGACAAGGCGCGCGGGAAGCGCCGACGGTAGCTCGCAGCAGCGCACAGCTGCGACCGGAGCGGCGCCGGGTCGATGGGATCCGGCCCGCTCTCGTGATGGCCGAAGGAGGCGGGGGAATTCCCCTTGTAGAGTCATGCAGAAACTCGGAGAATCCGGACCCATGGGAAGCTCGAAGCGATCCGCGGGGCCGGTGAAGAAGGTGATGGGACGGCCGCGCGTCAACGCGATCGGCAGCCAGGCCACCTACACGAACCTCGCACCGAACGTCCGCGAGGCCCTCGACGCGCTGGCGGCGCGGGAGCGGCGCAGCACATCGCTCATGCTGGCGGTCCTCGTCGAGGAGGCGCTCAGGGCGCGGGGTGAGCTGAAGTGAGATCAACGAAACCTTGAACTGGGCGGGGGGCTCGAGCGACAACGGCCTCCCGTGTCTCCCAAGCCCAAGCGGAGCAAAGCTCCGCAATCCGACCAGGCCCCCATCCGCTCCTCGCGCCTGATCGACACCCAGGTCGTCTACTGCGGCGACTGCCTGGACCAGCTGAAGAAGCTCCCCGACGCGTGCATCGACCTGGCTTACATTGACCCGCCGTTCAACTCCAACCGCAATTATGAGACCTTCTGGGGGGAGACCCAGGAGAAGCGGCGATTCGAAGACCGACACGCGTCGACCCAAGCCTACATCGAGTTCATGCGGCCCCGCTGCGTGGAGATCGCGCGCGTCCTGAAGAAGACGGGCAGCTTTTACTATCACTGCGACTGGCATGCGAGCCACTACGTCAAGGTGATGCTCGACCAGATCTTCGGGGAGAACCAGTTCCAGAACGAGATCGTCTGGCGCCGCACCAAGGCTCACAACGATCCCCAGCGATACGGGGCGAACCACGACACGATCTTCTTCTACGCCCGCGGCGACGAATGGACCTGGAATCGGATTCACACCGCCTACAGCGAGGAGTATCTCGAGCAGAATTACCGATACAAGGACGAGTCGGGGCGTCGATTCAGGGTCTCGGACATGACGGCGAACAAGCCGGGTGGCGACACCTCCTACGAATGGACCACTCCCGATGGTCGAAAGGTGCTGCCTTACCGGGGGCGGTACTGGGCCTACTCCAAGGAAAAGATGCAGGCGTTCCACGACGCCGGACAGATCTACTACCGCACGACCGGAATGCCGATGCTGAAGCATTACATCGATGAAATGCCGGGCGTTCCTCTCCAAACGTTTTGGGAGGATATCCAACCTGTAATCTCGGGGAGTGCGGAGCGTCTCGGCTATCCGACTCAGAAGCCGCTCGCGCTCCTCGAGAGAATCGTCGAGGCCAGCAGCAACCGCGGAGACATCGTCCTCGACGCCTTCTGCGGTTGCGGGACCGCGCTCGTCGCCGCCCAAAAGCTGAACCGCCAATGGATCGGGATCGACATCTCGCCGACGGCGTGCCGGGTCATGGCGAAGCGCCTCCGCGACATCTGCGGCATGCGGGAGGACGAGGCGCTCTGGAAGGCGGGGCGCGGCTTCATCGTGCGCGACCTCCCCTGGACCGAGGACAAGCTGCGCGCGATCCCGCCGTTCGAGTTCGAGAACTGGGCGGTCATCGCCCTGGGCGGGGTGGGGAACAAGGCCAAGGTCGGGGACATGGGGATCGACGGCCGGATCTTCCCCGTCTCGACGATTGTCGAGGAACGCGGCGCCAAGAAGGGCGAGTTCGACTTCATGGACGACTGGTATCCGATCCAGGTCAAACAACGGGACAAGGCGGGGCGGCCGGACATCGACTCCTTCGAAGCGGTCATGATGCGGGAGAACCGGAAGAAGGGGTACTTCGTCTCGTTCGACTACACCGAGGACGCGCTGCGCGAGATCGACGGGTTCTTCCGCCGAAGCCACAAGTCGATCATCCCCTTCACGGTGAAGGAGATCCTCGAGGAGAGGATCGCGAAGAAGCTGGCGTAGATCGCCCTCCCATTTATGGGCAACTTCCTCGAGGGGAATGACGATATACGGATGGGCGGGGTGTTAGGTTTTCGCAAGGTAGTTGCCCGCCGCCCCGGCGTTGTGCTACTCTGAAAGGGCAAAGGAGTACCGATGAATCAGCCCGACGACAAGAAGAAATACGAACCCAAGGGATCCATCCTGAACTGCAACGTGCAGGCCCAGGGGTTCGACCACCTCTCGGCCCAGGCGCGGATGTTCATGCCGTCCTTCGACCCGGCGACCGCGGTCAAGTCTTCAGCCGCACCGCAATCGGCCACGAAGCCATCGCCTGACCGTCGATGAGCAGATCGATCCGGTAGTCGCCTTCGGCCTCGAACTTCAATCCAAAGTCGACAATGAGGTGTTGATTCCGCTTCGCCTCGGTCGTCTCGATCGTAGTCTCCGGAGTCTTGCTCAGGACCTTGTCGTCGCCCAGGAAGTGCAGATTCACTTTGTACTTTCTAGGGAGGTCGTTGACTTCGGACTCCAGCCGGGCGAAGAGCTTGATCGAGATGCCTAGCGGAAGCTTTGGAGTCTCGAACCTGTCGAAGCCGATGCCGGCGAGATCAATGAGTCCGCCGGTGGTGTAGCTGCCATACGCACAAGCAAGAAAGCTGGTGACCTTCACAACTCGCCCCCTCCCTCCGGAAACCCCCGCCCACTCCCAATCGAGGTGACGCGTTCCGGAGCATCAGAATGGTCGCTCGAGCCGAAGAGCAAAGTCAAGGCAGCAACACGAAAATAGTTCACCGCGGCGCCAGATCTCCCCCGCGTGGATGCGTCCGATCGTACTCGCTCCGGAGTTTCGCGATCGCGACGTGGGTGTAGATCTCAGTGGTCCCCAGCTTCGAGTGGCCGAGGAACTTCTGGACGGTCCGGATGTCCATGCCGTTGTCGTGCAAGTGGGTCGCGACCGAATGGCGGAAGAGGTGCGGGTAGACGCGCCGATCGACGCCGGCGGCCGCCGCGACCTGCTTCACGATCGTCCGGATCTGGCTCGCCTTCAGCCGTCCCTGGCGCCCGATGAATAGGGCGCGTTCGACGGGGCGCGAATTCTTCGACTGCGCCACGTACTTGAGCGCCGTCGGGCCCGACACGCCCATCGCGGCCGCGATCTGCCGGTAGCTCAGGCCCTTCCGATGGAGCTCCTCCGCACGGTCGCGCTTCGCCTGCCAGACGTCGAGGAGCTGCTGGCGCTCGCCAAGCCACAGCCGGACCGCCGCGGCCGCCTTCGCGTTCATGGGGATGTACCGCTGCTTCTTCCCCTTGAGTTCCGCCTTCACGACGGGTCCGACCAGGTCGACGCTGTCGACATTGAGCCGCTGGAGATCTCCGGTCCGGAGGCCGCAGCCGTAGAGGACCTCCACGATCGCGCGCGACAGCGGGGAGCACCTCTCGCCGGCGATGAGGATCTGGACGACCGTCTCCACTTGGAGGACGTCCGGCAACCGCTCGGGGACCTTGATAGACCGGAAGCGCCGGAGCGGATCCACCTCGAGGTAGCCCGCGCCCTCGAGCCAGTCGTAAAAGGACCGGACCGCGCCGACGTTGTCGTGAATGGTCTTCATCGCCAGGCCGCGGCCGCGCAGGTCGACGATCCACTGCTCCAGTGTCCCCGGCTTCACATCGTGCACGGCGCAGCCGACGGCCGCGCGCCAGGCTTCGAATTGATCGAGGCGGAAACGGTAGGTCTTCGCGGTCAGCTCGCTGCGGCCGTGGTTGAGAAGCTCGGTGAGGAACTGCTCGCCGTGGACGGCGATCGAGATAGACCGGGGGCGGTCCAACTGCAC